ATCTGGACGATCGTACCGTGGCTGAAGTACGGGATGGTGAACGAGTCGTTGAACACCTCCTGGCCGCCGCGCACCCAGATCAGCTTCGCGTCGACCAGGTCGGCGATCGTCAGGTCCTTGCGCGAGGGCAGCATGTCGGTCAGGCCGACGTTCCTGGGCACGAAGCCGAGCTTCTGGGCCACGATCAGCTCAGGGGAGAGCCCGCGGCCCAGCAGGTAGTCCAGGGCCTTCGGGTTGGCCACCAGCATGTCGTGAGCGAGGTCGGCCGCCTCGGCCAGGATGCGCCGCCGCTTCAGTGGGTCGAACGTGCCGTGCTCGACCTGGTCCTCGTCGCCGAAGTGCTCCAGCAGGGTCTTCCGGTTGCCCGAGAGCATGCACCGCTTGCACTGGTGCAGCCAGGACTCGGTGTTCAGGTAGAGCTTGCCCTTGCCCTTCGTGTCGCCGTCGGCGCATGACCAGCAGTGGACGGTGATCTCCGACCCCGCCGCACGGCTGACCTGCAGTCCCTTCGAGGTCAGGTAGGCAACGAGGTCCTGCTCGTCAGCCACCCGTCTTCGTGCGCGAGTCGAGGCTCGAGGCCCAGCGCGAGTCGATCTCCACGATCTCGACGTACCCGACGCCGTGCGCCCGCTGCACCGTGAGCCGGATCCCCTTGTGGGGCCAGGCGGCCTTGACGATCTTGGCGTGCCCGTCGCCGACGAACGTCTCAGCGTGCCGCACGATCGCCTTCTTCGCCGACGCCTTGGTCGCGAAGTTCTCGTTCCAGAACGTCCGCTGCCCGTTGCCCGAGACGAACCGGACGTGGAAGGGCTGATCGGCGTCGGTCCGCTCGATGAAGATGCGCTCCATGATCTCTCCTCTGGGTTGTGCTCTCGTACGCTGCCCGGAGTCGAACCGGGACGGGCCTCTCACCCGCAGCGCCCTCTACCGACTCAGCCTTCCCCTTGCGTCGTCGGAAGTCCTTGCCTAGAAAGGCGGTTCGTCGCCGACCGGGTGACCAGCGTTCGCGCCCTGGCGCAGCTCGTCGAGCACCCGAGCCGGGTAGACGTCCTTGAGCGGGGTCTCGTAGAACTTCCCCTGACCGTCGGAGCGGTCACGCGCGAAGTGCTTGACCGTGATCACGCACGGCAGACCGTTGTAGTCGTCGGTGTTGATCCCCTCGCCGAACTCCACGGGCATGTCGCGGAGCGCCTCGATGATCATGGCCGGGAAGTTGCGCTGGCCGTCGGGGGTCACCGTGATCTTCGCGTCGGTGTCGGCGAAGACCTTCAGCGGCGCGTACTCACCGGAGGTGATCTGGAACTCCCAGACCCACTTGGTGAACGTGTCCTGCTGACCCTCCTTGGGCCCCTTCTTGTGCGTGAACGGGAAGGACTTCTCCTCGACCCCGATCAGGTTGGCCGGGAGGTAGGTGTCCTCCGGGATCTTGTACGGGTCTTCCTCTTTGACGGTGCTGGTGGGCATGTCGGTCCTTCCGGGTCAGGCTGCTGCGAAGCAGTCGGTGCAGAGCAGGGTCTTGTGCTTGACGACCGCGAGCGGCGCCTTGTTGTCCGGGGTCAGGACCTTTCCGCACCCAGGCTTCGCAGGGTGCGCCTTGAGGGTCTCCGGCTGGTCGCCGCACACCGCCGCGCCAGCAGGCGCAGGAGCGGCCTCAGGCGCCGGAGTGGGCTCGGCGGGAGGCGGACCGCCTTCGGTGGGTGGCTCCTCGACAGGCAACTCCGTGTCCGTCTCGTCCTGCGCAGCAGCAGCCGCCTCGGCCTGCGCCGACGTGGTCACCGTGGCCAACGGACAGGGCTTCACGAAGTTGCTCTTGAGGCACTTCCCCTCGGGTGAGTGGACGTGCTCGAGGACGGCGTACTTCGGACCGTCGAGCTTGTTGAGCCGGTCCTCCTCCATGACCAGCGGGACCTCGGCGGTCCCCTTGCCGTTCTGGCTGGACGGAGCCGGGTCGGGCTGGCCGATGCTCTCCTGGATCTGCGCAACCGCAGCCGCCTCGTCGTCCTCGGAGGCCCCTTCGGATGTCCCCTCGGCGGGTGCCTCCTGACCTGCAGGAACGTCCAATCCGGCCCCTGGTTCGTCCACCGGAGTGTCCGCCCCGTTGTCCGCCCCGTTGTCCGTCGGGGTGTCCGCTGCAGGGGCCTCGGAGATCATCTTCTCCAGCCAGGTCACGAACGACGGCCGTGGGCCCTCCTCGTGGGCGAGCTCGGCCTCCAGCGCGGCCTTGGCCCGCTCGACGTCGTCGCCGATGTACTTCTTGATCTTGGCGATCGTGGCCCGCGGCGTCTTCGCCTCCGCTGCAGGCCTGTTGGCCGGTGGCAGGGCTGGCGAGGCGACCGGACCGGCACCCTCGTCAGGAGCCGGGAGCCCCTCGGCCGAGGTGTCGTCCCCAGTCGGGAGCTCGGCCACGACCTTGGACTCCTCCAGCCCCTCCACACCCGATGCGATGGCGTCGAAGATGACCTGGAAGTCGCTCGGCGCGAAGTCGACGGGCGTGAACTGCGGGAGCAGCACGCCGTCAGCGCCGACCGCCCGGGCGCGCACCATCTCGAAGCCGGGCTCGGGCCACCAGCGGATCCGGTGCTTGCGCACGCGGGCGCCGCCCTCGGACATGTAGTAGGTCTCCATGAACCCGATCAGGTCGAACTCCTGATAGACCGTGGTCTTCATGTCGCCCTTGAGCTTGGCTTCGCGGTCCATCACCTTGTCGTCGCCCTCGCCGACCATGATCTTCTTGAAGTGCATGTTCACCACGAGGTGGATCGGCAGGTTCGAGAGCTCGCGGAGCATCTTGGAGACCTTGGCGTCCAGCCAGTCCCAGTTGTCCCAGCCGGTGAACCGGTCGAGCTGCTGGGTGCGCACCCGCAGGTCCATCAGCCGCTTCTGGTAGGCGTCGACGGTGTCGACCACCACGGTCATGTACTTGCGCCTGCTCATGTCCTTGATCGCGCAGTCCTGGCGGATCAGGGTGATGAACGCGTCCATGTCGGCGTCGGTGTGGATCTCGCCGACCGGGACCTTGTCCTTCGCGATCGACATCGTCCCGTGCTCGCACATGGCGAAGATCGGGCGCGGCCACTTCGCTGCGAACGGCGTCTTGCCGACGCCGTGATCGCCGATGATCAACGCCTGGACCCAGGCGTTGCCCCCTTCCGGATCGAGGTAGTCCTCGAGTCCGGTCTCTCTGATGGTGAGCATGTTTCCCTTCCTGTTCTGGCCGCTCAGCGAGCGAGCCACTGTTCCAGTGCTTCCGGGTCCCGGATCGGTGCGGGCACCCAGGGGTCATCGACAGCCGATCCGGGCATGAGAACGTGGCCGTACCGCCCGTCGTCGAAGACGATGTCGACCACCACGCGGTCCTCGTCGGGGGAAGGTCCGATGTGGTGGACCGTGGCCCACAGCTGGATGCCGGCACTCTCCGACTGGGTGACGCAGACCCGCTGACCGACTTCGAGGCTCATGGCGCACCGACGTTCTCGGCCGGGAGGCCCACACCCCCACAGATACCCTTGAACGAGCAGTATCGGCACTTCTCGCCGTCGGCGTTGATCGAGTAGATCTCGGCCTCGCTGGACCGCACGTAGGCGTCCACGGCGAGCATCAGCCGGGCGTAGTCCTGGGAGACCCGCCAGCCACCGTCGACCGACTTCATGTTCTTCAGGTCGATCCAGGTGAAGCGGCGTGCAGCAAGCTTCAGGTCGTCGCCCTCGATGCCCTCGTGGACCTTGAACCCGTAGGTGGCGAAGCGCTCCTGCATGTCAGCCATCACGCTGGCCGGGAACGGCTGCATCGCACCGAGCCCCGAGTCGGGCCAGCCGTTCCAGAACTCCGGGACGGTGGTGACGTAGCAGTAGAAGCCGCCCTGAGTGTTGTAGCGCAGGTAGTACGGGCGCTTCCCGGTCTTCAGGTCGTCGGCGCTGATGTAGGGCTTGCGGTGGTGCCGGCGGATCTCCAGCCGGTCGATGGCGCCGGTCAGCGTGTGGGTGCGGCCGCGGATCACCAGCGGCACGGCGAACTGGTACTCCAGCGCCAGCAGGTAGGCGTCCTTGCGGTGGGTCATCTGCTCGTAGTAGGTGCGCAGCGTGTAGCGGCCGCGGTCCAGCAGCCCGTTCCAGGTCTCACGCGGCAGCCACTCGTCGATGGCCGGGCACACCGCGGTGATGTTGGCCGGGGACCAGTAGTGCTCGAAGAACCGGGTGGCGGTGCCCAGCGGGTCCTCGGCCCCCTCGAAGATCCCCCGCTCCATCTGCATGATGGCGGCGTGCATCACCGAGCCGTACGCCGTGGCCGAGAGCTGAACACCCTTCGGGGCCTCCGGGTCGCTGCGGGCGCGGAGCTCGTAGAACCGCTTGAGCGGGCAGTAGGACCAGGAGCCGATGGCGCTGGCGCTGATCATGTAGCCGCCGAGGCCGTTGGGCCGCAGGTAGTTGCCCTCGGCCAGTCCATACTGCAGCTGGAGGTCGGTGGTCACTTGGCTGTCGCTTCGGCGCGCTCCTCGCGAGACAGTTCCCTGACCTCGCGACGCCTCTCGACGGGAACGATCTTGTGGCAGACCCGGGCTTCACTCGTGACCGTCGTCACGGACTTCCACTTCTCGGTCCAGATCTCGACCTCACTCGCGAGGCCGAGCACTTGGAGATGATGGACGGCCTCACGAACCTCTGACTCGGCGGCCTGCATCGCGAATTTCTCAGACCGTCCATACCTCTCAACAACGACGTCGGTGGCGCCCTTCACGGTGTACCCGCTGCGCCAGTACGTCTCGACACTCATGACCGAACCATCCCAGGACCCACCGACATACTCCCGCCTGAAGCCTCACCCGATGTGTGGCGATTCGGCGACAGTAGGTTGGCCCCTCCCCCGCGCGCAAGGGGGGTACGACCGCAACGGTCGTTAGGCCCGGAACTCAGGGCGCCGGCGTGATCTCCGTGCAGGTCGCCGTGCTCGTCGGGTCGCTGACCGTGCAGCTGTAGTCGCGGTCGGGAGCGCCCGGAAACCGAGAGGGGATCACGAAGGTGAACGTGAACGGGAATGCGTCCCTGCCGGGAGCACCCGTGTCGCCGGTGTCACCCTTCGGGCCCCGGCAGTCATGGTCGCCGCAGTACGTCGCCACCGCCGACGCCACCTGCGCATCGGTCGCATTCTGACCGGCCTGCCCGTTCTGACCATCGGTACCGGGTGTGCCCGTCTGCCCCTGTGCTCCAGGAGCGCCCATCGGACCGACCCCACCGGTCGGACCGCGGCATCGCCCCGAGGAGCAGTAGGTCCTGACCGCCGCCTGGACCTGGCTCTGGGTGGGCACCTGGCCCTGGCAGGAACCTGTGGCCGCACAGTAGGAGAAGACTGCCTGCACCACCTGGGACTGGGTGGGGCCGGGACCGCGCCGGCCAGCCGGACCTGCAGGACCCACCGAGGTGACCACCGGGACCTTGACCGGCTTCTCGCCGGCTTTCCGTAGGCGGTCGTTGGCCTTGAGGATTGCAGCCGCCTGGCGCTGGAGCACGCTGTTCGCCTGGGCCACCTGGTCAGCTCGAGCCTCGGCGAGCTGCTCAGCGTGCTGAGCCAGTCGCTGCTGGCGTTGGGCGTTCCACCACAACGCGGTGAGCATCGCCATCGTCAGGAACAGGACGGCGATCAGGACAACACGCGACCTACGCGTGAGTCGGTAAGAGCCCTTTTCGTCTCGGGTCAGCATCGCAACCTCACTTCGGCCCGGGGCCTCGACGGAGCTGGTCAAGCCCCACCGCGGCGCCGATCACGCCAATCAACGCTAGCTCAGCCGGGGACGCGTCGTAACCCGCGATCGTCCAGTCCGCGACGAAGACCCCAACCAGAAGGACCACGAGGACCGAGAGGACGGCGAGTCTGAACCACAGCGGCAGATCACGCACGCGTCACCTCGTCCCGAAGTCGTACCGAATCCATGTTCATCGCCCACAGACCTCTGAGGGCAAGGCAGGGAGCGGGTGCTGGGCTTTCTGCCGGTCTTGGGTCGCGCGCACCGTCAGGTAGTGACGGACCGCGGCGTTGAAGGCGCGAGCGTCGCGGTCGCCCACCGCCGTGATCACTCGGTCCATCGCATTCGACACCTCGGTGGCCGCGTTGGCTCGAGCGATGTAGGCATCGGAGAAGCTGTTCTGCCAGCGCGCGGTGCAGTGCGTGAAGGCGATCGAGTCCTTCTTCTGCTCGTAGAGCGCCACACCGAGGCTGACGCTCAGGATGCTGGAGATGGTGAGCACCAGGGCCTGGCCTCGGGTCATCCAGAGCTTCGTCGGCACACTCATCCTTGCCTCCCCCTCGTGATCTCCCAGGCCCCCAGAGAGCGGTAGGTCGCGATACAGGCGGCCACGACGAAGGCCGGCCACACGCTACCGGCCGGCGTCGCCTCCGATCGGATCGCCGCGAAGACCCCGACCACTGCCCAGACCGTCATCGAGCCCGCGCACACCAGCAGCGCCACCTGGTAGAGACCGCGGCGATGTAGGAACAGCGCCTCGGCCATCAGACCGGACACCACCAGGAACAACATCCCCCACACCTGCAGGCTCATGATGTTGTCGGCGTACTGCAGCATCGGGGTCCGCACCATCCGGCTGTGAGGTGAGATCAGGAAGTTCAGCCCCAGGATCCCGAAGAAGGCGACGTAGACGGGGAGCATGATCCGAGAGGCGACGGTGACGGTCTCACGGGTGAGCATGACCAGTACTTCGGCCAGGCCAGCCGACCAGTCAGTCGGTGGGGTCGTTCGGGACGTCCTTGAGCGCGACTCCGTGGAAGTCGAAGTGGTGGGTCACCGCGACTCCGTCAACGGGCGTTCCCATCGTCACCGAGACCGCAAGCCAGGCCCCGACGTAGTGGTCGTTCTCGTCCTGGTCCCACTCGATCACGCTGCCACTGAGAGTCGGCAGAGGCAGTGGGTCGGTGTCCTCCAGGCCAAGCAGGTCGCGCAGGTCGTCGGCGTTGCAGTACGACCCGTAGTGCACCCGCGGCTCCTCGATGAAGGTCAGCCCGAAGGCAACCACGTCCTCGAACTCGATCACCCCCACCCCGGCGGTGTTCACCGTCGTGGAGGCACTCGCCATCCGGCCGCGGTTCTCCCGGTGCCTGGCAACGAGGTCGGTGCGCTGCTGCAGCTCTGAGTACGCCATGGTCGTCTCCTACTCCACGGGCCCGAGGTTGGCCAGGAACACCTGGGTGAAGGCGTCGAGCTGGTCGACACGGACCACCCAGGCGTCCGAGAGCCGCTCGCCGAGCCAGTGGGTCTCCAGGACGTAGCGGCCCTTGCGGGTGGCGGCCTCGAAGGTCTTGGTGACGCCGGTGACGTAGTGGTAGAAGGTCTCGTTGGTCACCCGCTCGTAGATGCGGACCTGGTCGTCGATCTGGATCGCAGGGTTGGGCTTGATCGTCGAGGTCGACTTGCGGAACGAGAACATCTGCTGGGCTGCGATCATGTCGGCGGCGACCCGGCACTCCCGGTTGGTCTGGAAGTGCTCGTCGGTCCAGATCGCGATCCGTCGCATCCCCGTGTTGTAGGGGGTGTAGCCCTTGATCACGGTGCCGACCTTGCCGTTGCTGGCCGCGACGCCGATCCGCTCCCGCAGGTTCGAGGAGTCCAGGGTGGTGGAGTACTGGAACAGGATCTCGTTCTCGTCGATCACCTCGTGGGTCCCGGTGACGTAGGTGGGGAACCGGCCGTGGGTCTCGAGGTGGCTGGGGGTCAGGTAGTTCCCGGCCCGGTAGAGGTTGGGCATCCGCCAGACCACGCCACCGCACTCGTCGATGAAGAAGTTGAAACCGACGATGTTGCGCACCACCTGGATCGCGTCGAGCAGCGGCTGCTTGTCGAACTGGTCGGCGGTCAGCCCGACCACGCCCGAGGCCGCGGCGTCGGCCGTGCCGGTCTGCTCGAAGGACCCCCACGCACGTCCCTTCACCAGCGCGTTGTCCTGGCCGGTGTAGTCGTAGACCACGTCGTAGTCGTCGCTGCGCCCGTAGTTCATGGTGCGCTGACTGTCGCGCTCGGGCCACCAGAAGCCCGACCAGGCGCAGATCGTCTTGATGATGTCGGTGAAGTCGGCGTAGTTCCCGACGGCCTTGAGCCTGCTCCCGGAGTCGTCGAAGCCGAGGTCGGCGTACGTCCCGGTGTAGACCTTGAACGTCTTCAGGCCGGCGCGCCACGGGTACACCTTGGCGCCCGGGTGGCGGCGCAGGCGGGTGAAGGTGAGCCGGATCCTGTCGACGTTGCGGTACTTCCGCTTGAGCACGATGTCCTCACGCTGGCTGCGCTCGAACCGCTCGCGGTGTACGAACCGGACCCTGGCGCCGAGGTCGATGTCCTCGGTGGTCACGGTGTAGGGGATCTTGCGCCGACCGACCCATCCGTCGTCGGTGGTGTGCACGCTGACGTAGATGACGTACGGGCCGCCGAACGTCTCCAGGCGCAGCGCGGCGATGTCGATGGGGTCGTTGACGTCGAACTCCCACCAGACCATGTCCTGCTGGGAGGACTGGCCGGTCGAGAGCCAGTAGCCGCCGTCGCGCAGCGGGTCGTTGTCGTGGTGGCCGAGCACGTTGCCGTGCGGGCTGACGTAGGTGGGCACGTCGTCGATCCCGGCGTCGACGTAGAGCTGGTTGCTGGAGATCCCGACGATGTCCGAGCCGCTCGGCCGGGGGGTCCACCACGAGCCGCCGGTCGGCGCCCGGTCGGTGACCATCACCGAGGCGATCTTCGTCCACTCCATGGGGTAGGAGTCCCAGGGGATGTCGGGCGGCATCGCGATGTGGTCGACCAGCAGTCGCGCCAGGTCGCGAGCCTTGAGCACCAGGTCGCCGGCGTCGTTGAGCTCCACACTGTCGATCAGCCAGACCCCGCTGGCCATCATCGAGGGGTCGTGGCCGGCGGGCACGGTGGGGTCGATCCCGAAGCCCTCGTAGGTCTTGACCACCCGGTCGGGCACGAGCAGGTCGGTCCAGCCGGTCGGGTTGAGGTGGCCCCAGCGGTTGTCGTCGACCGTCGGGGCGCCGCGGCGGAACGAGAGCACCCCGGGCACGTCGTACTCCTCGGAGCCGATGTACTCCTCCTCGGTGTCACCCATCGGGGAGATGACGGTGTTCAGCAGGGTCAGGGTGAGCTCGGCGATGTCCTGGTCGAGGCTCTGGGTGATCTGCCCGGACTTGATGTTGGGGATCTCGTGAACCTGGAAGCCGGTGAACAGCATGTTGGAGTAGTGCCCGGCCCGCGCCCGGTCGCGACCGTAGTTGCCTCCGGGCGAGAGCTCGGTGTCGTAGGGGAACCACTTCATCTGCCCGTACTCGACGGTGGCGCGCCAGTAGTAGGCGCTGTCGCCGTCGTTGACGTAGGCGTTCATCGCCTCCCGGGTGTGGTCCGTGAGCTCTCTCATGTGACCCTCTCGATGATCGTGGTCTTGACCGTGTAGCGCAGCCGCCACGGGGTGCGCGGAGTCGGCGGCCGCTCGGTGGGCAGGAAGTCGGTGATCAGGACCCGCCAGGTCCGGCCGATGTGGTCGGTGACCAGGACGTCGTTGGTCTTCGCCGCCCAGGCGACCAGGCCCTCGTAGTGGGCCTGGGTGCGGATCGCGCCGCCGAACTCCCACTCCCGACTGGTGGGCTTGCCCAGGAAGGTCACGGTGCGCCCGTTGTTGTGGAGGTCGTTGACCTTGCCGGAGGCGAACGTGACGTTCTTGGCCGGCGGCTCGGGCGAGGTCATCGAGTCGGGGTTGATCGGCACCGTCCAGGTCTCGTCGGCGACCTCGTCGGTGAACACCCAGCGCGAGGTCATGGCGTCACCGGCGTCATCCACACGCGGTCGTAGACCACGGCGCTGACCACGTAGTCGGCGGCCCAGTCCTGGGGCGTGCCGTCGTCCTCGATCTGGCGCTTGCGCAGTGTCGGGTCGAACCTCACGATCGTGGCCTTCCAGGCTCGGTTGCGGTGGTCGAGCACCCAGATCCGACGATTCAGCGCGGCGTAGGCCTCCATCTGCTCGTAGAAGGTCTGGTCGGGACAGTAGCCGGACCAGCTCCACTCCTTGACCATCTCCTCGCCCACCGCGACGTGGTAGCGACCGTCCATGGGGTTGGTGGTGTGCTCGACGTCGACCGTCTTGGAGAACTCCGGCTCGCTCATCGAGGTCGGCGAGGGGTGGAGCACCCAGGAGCCGAGGCCGCCGGGCTTGGGGTCCTGCAGCGCCCACGACTTGCCCCGCCCCGGCACCTCGACAGCATCGACGTCGGCGGACTGCAGCGCGGGCCAGGTGGTGGCGTCCAGCTGGAGGGTGAAGGTGTCCGAGGCGGTTCTCCCGCCGGCGGTCGTCGCGTGCAGGGTGTGGGTGCCGGCATCCAGGGTGACCCCGTCGACCAGGATGTCGCCGATCTCGGGCGGGATGGGCACCGAGACCAGGAACAGCGAGCCGTTGGTGTCGGCGTCGGCACTCCAGATCTCCTCGTCGCGGGCGTCGATCTTGAACGTGATCTCCTCGCCGGGCACCGCGCCGTTGAACATCACCTGGACCGACGTCGGCGCCCGGTACTGATCGGGGTCGGCGATGATCAGGTCTACCTCCTCGTAGGTGGGGATGTCGCCGGCGAGGCTAACGGCCGTTGCGAGCTGGGTGTGCGACCCGCCGCCGCCGCCCCCGCCACCCACGCCCCCGTCGATCAGGCCACCGGGCGGGATGAAGATCGACCCGGGGTCGGCCAGCAGCGACCCGAACTTGTTCAGCCGCACCCACGGCGGGCCCGTCTCGCCATCGGTCGGGCCGGGAGCGTCCAGCGCCGTGTTCAGGTCGGCCGTGGAGTCGAAGTAGGCGATCGCGTAGCACTTCTCGAGCGCGTAGTCGTAGAGGTCCTGCATGTAGGTGGTGGTGAACGACGGCGCCGCCGGCCAGGTGTGCAGGCCCCACTCACCGATCGCCTGCGGCTTGTCGGGGTCGATGGCGTCGAGCTGGGCGCGCAGACCGGCCGAGTTGGTGGCCCAGCTGTCGAACGTCCCGCCGGGCTCGGCGATCATGTAGATGTCGTAGCCGAAGACGTCAGCCGAGGTGGCCGACATGTAGTCCGCGAATGCGATGTGGGGCCCGCCCGGCGCGGTCTGGTAGAACTTCGAGGCATTCAGGACCGGGGTCAGTAGGATCCGGGGGTAGGCATCGGTCATCGTCTTGGCGTGCTCGTACATCGCCAGGTAGTCCGCGGCGTCACCGTCGCCGACTGGCTCGTGGTGCAGGGTGAGCAGGATCGGGCCCGCGCCGATGGCGTCCAGGGCGGCGAGCAGCGCAGCGAACCAGGTGTCGCCGTCGCCCGCGGCGAACTGCGCCCAGGTCCAGTCCGGGTCAGCGGTGCTGTTGGTCAGCTTGAACGACGGCCACGCCACCCGGCCGGCGGCGAGGTCGTCGGAGACCTGAGCGACAGCGGCCGCCGTCGAGCCACTGCTGTTGTTCCAGTAGGAGCGGCAGACCCCCATCCGGTGACCGAAGTGCGCCTCCCGGGCGTCGATGTCCAGGATGTTGAGCCCGAAGTACACCGCCCCTGGACCAGGGTCTCCGAAGACGCCGACGGGGGCCCCGGTCGAAAACGGGTCATTGGCCGTGGCGCCGATGAAGACGTCGTCGAGTGACCACGACACCCCCGCCGTGCCATCTCGGTAGACGTTCACCTGAGCGCGCGCCCGGTACAGGTCTGCGGTCAGCGTGTCGCTCCCCGAGCCCATCTCCGCACCGGAGGCATTGGCGATGACCCAGTTCACCGAGCCGTTGGTCCCGGTCAGGATGAGGTCGAGCCACGTGTCGAGGTCCCCGGAGACGTCGACATGCGTACCCGCACCCCCCGGGCCGCTGAAGTACAACTCCTTGGTCCCGAAGTCGTAGTAGAACGTGACCGCCTGCTGAGCTCCCGATGCCCAGTCAGCAGGCGTCCTGCCAACCTCGCCTACGTAGACCTGCAGGAGGGTGTAGCCGGTGTCGGGCGTCGAGGTCGGGTCGGTGATCTTGAACTTGGCCCTCGCTGTCCAGTCGACCGCGGTGATCGTGGAGGTGGAGTCGCCGACGTCGGTGTCATAGAAGTCCGAACCCGGGAACTGTCCGGCGCCGCCGGCATCAGGTGCCGCGGCCAGACCGCTTGCGCCACCCGTCGCGAAAACGGCCGGGCCGTCTCCGTACGGCTCCACCCTCGGAAAGGTGGTGTTCGACGTGGTGATCGTGTCGCCGCTCGGGCCCGTCTCGAACCGCTCGAGGACGTCGGCATAGTCGGCGTTGATCACGTAGGAGATCGCGGTGATCTCGGTAGCGACGAAGAACTGGATGTCGATGTAGTTCTGGCTGGCTGCGATGGCGGCGTCATAGGACTCGAGGCCGGTGCCGATGATGAAGTCGAAGGTTCCGGTCGCCTCGGTGGTCGAGCCGCCGGTGTCGTTGTAGAGAGAGTGGTTACCGCCGCCGTAGATGTCATCGGGGTCGATGCCGGCGAAGATGCTCATGCGCGGAGCGAAGGTGCCGGTGATGCTGAGCGTGATGGTCTGCCCTGCCGCCAGCACCGGGATCCGCAGCGCGATCTCGACCAGTGTTCCGGACGAGGGGACGTAGGCACCTCCGGAGTAGGTCGAAGCTCCGGAGTAGGGGATGGCGACGTCGGTCGCCAGGTCCAGTGCGGGCATCAGGACACCTGGACGGCCATGATGCCGGCCGCCTGGGGCGTGTAGACGAAGTCCGCGCTGCCGTCGGGATCGGTCGAGCCGAACACGTCGGCCAGCAGCAGCACCGAGCTCGTGTCGTCGTAGAAGACGATCGCGTTGACGTCGGAGGCCACGATGGGCCCGAAGTTCACCGGTCCGGACAGGGTGAGCTTGATCCGGTTCGTCGCGCTGTCGTAGGTCAGGGCCGCCAGCGAGGTGACGTCCTCGCCGCCGGCGGTGTAGCCGGTGCCGGAGATCTCGTCGCCCGTCGGCACCGCCGTGCTGTCGGGGGTGGCAGAGAAGCCGCTGTCGACCAGCATGGCCTTGATCGTCATCGCACCCACCGCCGCCGCGAGTGCGTCGGTGATCCATCCGTTCGAGATCATGGCTCCTCCTCAGCGCTTCCGCGGCTTGGTCGTCTCGAGCCGGACGTTGGACCCCAGGACGTCGCGGATCACCTTCATCACCATCCGGGTGTCGGCGCCGTTGATCAGGACCGTGGTGTCGCCCTCCTTGGGGCGCTTGGGGCCGTCGTTGATCACGCCCGAGGCGCCGGAGCCGCCGCCGTAGTTCTCCTCGATGTAGCGGCGCACCTGGTAGGGCTTCGGGACGTTGATGTCGCCGAAGTTGAACACCCCCTGCATCGAGGAACTGGCCTCCTGCAGCGCCTGGTCGATCTGGTTGAGCTCCTGCTGCTGCTGGAAGGTGCGGTGCTTGATCCGCTCCAGTCGGTCGCGCTCGTTGTCGAGGTAGTTGATGTAGGCCCGGAACGAGGTGCGCCCGAGCTGCTCAGCGGTCTGGGCGGCCTCGAGCCGCTGCTGGAACCGTGTCGCCTCCTGGGAGGCCTGGGCCTGCTGGAGCGCGACGCGGTCGGCGGCCCGGACGTCCGGCGGCTTCCCGGCGTCGGCCTTGAGGGCGGCCGCCGCGGCCCGGGTGGCCGAGCGCGCCTGGACCAGCGGGTCGGTGGCGTCGTGGTTGAGCAGGTAGAGGTTCGTCCGGTACGCGCCGATCGCGTCGGTGAGCTGGTTACGGGCCTGCAGGTAGGCCCCGAGCGCGCTGTAGTAGTCGGTGGTGCCCTTCTTCGCCGCGGCCATGTCGGCGCGTGCAGTGGCAATCGCAGCCCGGGCCTGGGCGATCTGGGACTCCGAGCCCCCGGCAATCGCGGACTGGCGCGCTGCGGCGATCTGAGCCGCGGTGGGGCCCTTCGTGCCCGCCGACCCAGCGTCAGGGAGGTTGGCGTCACTGCCGGAGGTGTAGACGTCGGTGCCCTTGTTGCCGTGCATGGAGTGGTTGAGCGCACCGAGCATCTGGTTGAGCTCGTCGAGCCGGCGCTGGGCCTTGGGGTTGGAGACGTTCCCACCCTGAGACTGGATGAAGCCCCGGATCCCGGCCACTTCGGCGGCGGCGAACTGCTGGACCTGCGCCTGGATGGAGAGGGCCGCCTGGGCGACCTTGATCGCCTGCTGGATGGCGTTCCGGGCGATCTCGATGCCGCCCTTGCCGGCCGTCTGGACGATGTTGATCAGGGCGTCGGAGTCCCCGCCCCGGACCGCGACGTTGATCTCGCGCACCAGGAAGCTGCGCCCGACGCTGGCGATCTGCCGCTTGCCGTGGGCGTTCTGCTGGGCAGCCCGGCGCAGGTCTTCGAGGTCGGCGATCTGCTGCTCGGCCAGCTGCCGGCGGGCCTGGTTAAGCGCGTCCTGGGCCTGGGAGTTGCTGTCCCCACCCGGGGTGTCGGCGATGGCCGCGCGGATCCTCTGGATCAGGCTGCGCAGCGCCTGGACCCGGCTGCCGGTGTCGGTCTGCTGCAAGCCGCCGAGCAGGGCCTGGGTGTCGGAGGTGTACTGGGCGATCGTCGCGGTGAGCTCGGCCTGCGACAGGATGACCTTGCCGGACAGGATGTCCTTGACGCTCGCGGCCTGCCCGAGCAGCAGCTTGCGGACCTGGGCGACCCAGCTTTTCTGCAGCTCGGTGATCTTCTTCGGGTCAGTGATGCCGAGGCTCTTGAGGTAGGCCTCGGGGGTGTTGCCCACAACGTCCGTTGCGATCTTGCTGGCGGCGGCCCCCGTGATGTCGCGCTGGCTGGAGATGTCGCGCTTCTGGAGGCTGGACTGGAGCCGCGCGGCCACCTCGGCGGGGGTCAGCGCCTGGGTGAAGGCCCGGCCGCTGCCGAGGGCAGTCAGACCGTAGTAGTCGAGGTTCTGCTTGAGCCCGTACTGCGAGCCGGACTTCCCCAGGGCCTCGTAGATCGGCCGGGCGCCCTCGCCGGCGAACAGGTGGGGGTCGAAGGAGTCCGCAGCCCGCTTCGCGGCGTTTGCCCCGGCGTCCAGTGATGCCGCGACCGCGTTGAGCCGGTCCCGGGCGTTCCCGCCGTTGGTGGTGATCGCCTGGAGGCTCGAGTCCAGGCCCTCGGTGTCGAAGCTGGTGATGAGCTGACTGCTGGGCGGCGCCTGCGCGGCCAGCTGGTCCTTGTACTGGCCGAGCGCCTGCAGCCGCTGCGCCTCGGTGTGCGCCGTGGCCGCCAGGGCAGCGTCGCGGTTGGCGCCCTCCCCGAACTCGACGACCTTGGCGAAGAACCCGCTGGCCGCCTTCTTGGCGTCATCGGCCTGCAGTTGCAAGGCCGCGGCCTCCGACCGGTAGTCGTCCGCGGTGGATCCGGGCCCGACCGAAGCCGTGGTGAGCTCGTTGATCGTCGAACCACGGGAGTCCTGCAGCCTGCGCGAGGCGTTGGCCGCCAGACCGACTCCGACAGCAGCCGCCAGGATGGCGACCGGCCCGGCCGCCGAGCGCAAGGCGGCTCCGGCGCCGGCCCCCTTGGCCGCTCCCGCCTCGGCCGCGCCGGGCCGCGCGTACATGGTGCCGGCCAGCAAGTCGTCGGCGGCCGTGGTGGCCCCACGGCTGAGCACGCCGCTGCGGCGTACAGCCTCCTCGACCAGCAGGGTGGCGATCAGGGACTTGGTCACCCCGTCGAGCTGGTCCCACACCGTGAGCAGGCCGGTCAGGCCCTTCACGGTCTCGTCGAGGACCTTGACCCCGGCCCCCAGGACCGTGAGCAGCCCGGAGCGCCCGAGCTCGGACTCGAGGGCCTTGAAGTCGCCGCCCAGCTGGGCGAGCTGGCCGCCGACGTTGGCCAGCCGGAGGTTGAAGGACTTGTCGCCGGCCCCGAGCGCCCCGGTCTCGGCCTCCTTGGCCGCGCTCTGGACCGCGCCGTAGTCCTGCAGCAACGCGATGAAGGCGTTCTGGACCTTACCGCGCCCGCCGACGGCCGAGATGTCGTCACGAGCGGCGGGGTTCTTGCGATAGATGTCAGCTAGGGCCTTGAGCTGGGTGGCCAGGTCGGCGCTCGAGTCGACGCCGTACTTCTGGTCGACGCCCACCAGCGCGCCCTCGCCCGCGCGGGAGAAGATCTGGGCCATGTACCCGGCCACAGCGGTCGGCGTGGTGCCCATCCGCGACTGGATGTCAGCCGCGATCGCGGTGACCTCCTCCTGGGAGAAGCCCGCGGCTCGGCCGACCGTGGCCGAGTCGGCCACGGAGGCGTAGGTGCTGCCCGGCGCGATGCCGAACTTGCGGCTCAGGAAGGCGTCGAGGTCGTAGGCCCGGACCTGGCCCTCGGCGCCCTGCTGGAATGCCTGGGCGATGGCGGCGAGGTTGCTCTGCAGGTCAGCCGGCTGCTGGCCGGACCCGAAGGCGGCCCGGGAGACCACCTTCGCGGAGATCTCGGCGATCCGGTCCTGCTCGGCCGCCGACGCCCCGGACCCGGCAGCGGCGCCGAACAGGCCGAGCGACCGGGCGCCGACCAGGACGCCCTGGGACGGCGCGGCACCGGCTTCGGTGGCCGCCTCGCCGAGGCTCTTGCGCACCGCCTCCATCTGGTCCTGGCTCTGACCCGAGGCGATGGCGAGCTCGGTCATGGCCTGCTGGAACTCGACGCCCTCGTTCAGCGCGCCCTGGAGGGTCTGGGTGATCCCGAACAGGACCTTGTAGGCGGTGCCGTACAGCACGGAGAACTTGAACGCCTGGCCGATCTGCTCGGCGTACGGCCGGTCCGAGACGCCCTTGAACCCGGACTTGAACTGCTGGGTGAAACCGCCGATGGCTCGGGTCTCGCCGATGGCGAGGTTGCGAGTGGCCGCGTTCAGCTCGGCCTGGGCAGCCAGGTAGGAGCGCTGCGCGGCGAGCATCTGCTCGACCGTGCGACTGTCGGAGTCGAAGACCGCCGCGCGCTTGCGGGTGGCGAGCTCGAGGCTGACCTGAGCGGCGTTGACGCGCTCCTCCAGACGGCCACGCTGCGAGGTCAGGTCCGGGGCGGCAAAGGGCTGCGGCTGGAGGGTGGCGAACTCGGAGTCGACCGAAGCCAGTCTGGATGTCCGGGCGGTCTGCTCGGCGGTGGCCTTGGCCTCGGCCTCGTCGGCACGCGTCCGGGCCGCAATCGCAGCCTGGAGGCGCTTGCCGAGCGCGGTGGTGTCCAGCGTCGCCTGGGCCGCGGCGACGCCGCTGGTGGCCTGCTCGGAGAGCCCGCGCTGGACGATCTTGCCGACCGCGGCGATAGCCTCCTGTGACTGGGTGGACTGTCGGATCGCGGCAGTGGCCTTCTGGTACTCCCGCTCCAGCGCCTTAGATGCGGTCTGCTGGGATCGGAAGGCACCCGCCTGGGCGTTGAGCTGCTCCTCGACGCTGGCGAAGCCGCCGGCCTTCTTGGCCTCCACGCTCGGACCGCCGGCGGCTGTGGTGGCCGCGGTCCTTCGGGCCACGTCCTCGGCCTTCAGGTTGGCCTGGAGCAGCCCTGCCCGGGCGGCGTCGAGAGCCGAGAACTGCTGGCGCAGCGTGCCCGAGATCGCCTCCAGCAGGTTGGCGGAACCGGCCTGGGGCTGGACTCGCTGAAGCTGCTCGACGGCACGCTCGATCCGGCCCAGGTCGTTGGCAAGATCGGCGACCTCACCCTGGCCGGTGTAGCGCAGCCCGAAGACCAGTTCTTCGTCAGCCACGGTCGAACCCCATCTCCTCGAGCACCTGGTTCTGCATCATCGGTGCGTCATCCGGCTCGGAGTCAATCGGCTTCTGACCTGTCTCCTGCCGCTGCTTGACCGCTGCGAACCACTCCTTGAGCCGCTCGGAGTGGTGCCAAATTCTCTCGGGTGGTACTTCGTCCGGTCGCAAGCCCCCGTCCAGCCAGCTCAGGACCTGCAGCGCGGCGCTGATCGCCCGGCTCAGGTCGTGGGGGCAGCGTCGGGCATCTCTGCCGGGAAAGAGGGACTCGAGGGAGCCTCCGGTGTTCTTGATGGCTCCGACGACCCGGAGGAACTCGCCGGAGCGCCCGAGTTTCCCACTTCACGCGGCGGGATCCGCAGGCCCTCGAAGGTGGAGACCATGATGCTCAGAGCGCCCTCGGGGATCCTGCGCACGCTCGCGCGCTCGCTGAGGAGCCGCTGGGAATGATCGCAGGCCGAGTGATCCCACTCCAGCTCGCCGGCCAGGGTCCGGCCGCCGCCCACCATCGTCGCGTCACACTTGCGCGCGGAGAGGTAGAGCTCGGTCATCCGCTTGGCGCCAAACCATTCGTCGGAGGTGCGACGACCGCGCCAGTCCTCCAGGAACTTCGACTCGAGCTTCTCCCGCACGATCCCGGCCAGGTCCTTGATGTGCTGGTCGGTGACCTTGTCGAGCTCCTCCTGCAGGCGCCTGGTGTACTCGGCGGTCTTCTCGTTGAGGGTCTCGAACCGGGGGTCGCCCGGCTGCACCGACTCGTCCTGGAGCAGCATCGGGGCCCGGGCGATGTAGTCCTGCAGCTCGCCCCAGTCCTCCTCGGCCTGCAGGTTGTCCAGCGCCTCGGACATGATGGCGCCGTCCTCGCCGTTCACGATCGCCCGGCGCAGCTCCTCGTCGGTCCACATGCCGACCTCGGCCAGCGCTCCACGTGTCTCCGGGCTATCCGGCCCGAGCTCACCCATGCGTTCGGCCCGGCGTACCGAGGCGTCCCGGTGGGCCTCCTCGGTCTCGAACGAGTTGAGCTTGTTCATCCACACCACGACGGGCTTGCCGTCGGGGCCATCACCCAGATAGGCCTCGGCGCCCTCGACGAACAGGGCGGTGAGCCGGTTCAATCCTGCGTCCATGTTCCATCCTCGCGTCGTTCCCAGTTTCGGTTTCAGTCTCAGCCCCGGAGGGCAGCCGGCCCGGGGGGATGTCCGGGCCGGCTCAGTTTCTCGGGTGTCTCAGCGCTCGAAGATGAGCAGGTCGCCCTCGTCGGACTCGAAGGGCACGGTCACGGTCAGCTTCTGCTGGACCTGGCCGGAGTAGCCGGGCACGGTGAAGCGCGCGTCGGGGACGTTGAGCCGCTTCAGCACCTTCTGGGTGTCGGGGTCCTTGATCACGACGTCGAAGGGCAGCGGGACGGCCGTGGAGGGACCGATCACCTTCGTGTTGTCGGTGACCCCGGTGAACAGCATCAGCAGGTTGCGGAAGTCGTCGCTGTCGCGCGGCTTGACGTCCACCGAGCCGTTGACCGTGGGGACGTCGAAGTCCTGACCCACCGCGTAGTGGTTGCCGAACTCCTCGTCCTTGTCCAGCGTGACCTGCCAGGTCAGCTGCACCGACTGCACGGAGGTGAGCTTGTTGACCTGCGAGCCGGGCACGTCGTTGGGGTCGTAGCCGCCGACGTAGATCTCGATGTCGCGACCGCGCACCGCGCCGGGCTTCACCGTGGTGTCGGGGTGGACGTTCTGCAGGTAGGAGACCGCGTCGGGGCTGGAGTAGATGATCCGCAGGGTGTCGGTGGTCGCGTAGGTGTCGCTGAGGTGCACCGTGGTGACCGCAGCTCCACCCGAGACCGACCCGTAGGTCTCCGTGTAGTCCGCGCCGAAGGTCAGCCGCTTGGTCCCGACCGTGACCGCGAGCACGCGCCGGCCGTCGGCGTCGGCCGACTGGTAGGCGGGGTGGGCCGTGACGATGGTCTGGCCGCTGGCGCCGGAGCCAGGGGCGGTCTGGACGTAGGAGGGACCCGGGTTGTAGAAGATCGTGTCACCGCGCAGGGTGGCGGTCTGGGTGGCGTTGTCGGTCAGGCCGAACCGGTAGGCCAGCGACTCCAGGTAGAGGAAGGGGATCGCCACCGAGGAGATCACAGCGAAGGGAGCCGGGTCGTTCTTGCCGCGCTTCCACTGGGAGGCGAAGTCGACCGGAACCGCGGTGGTCAGGTCGATGCCGTTGGTCGCGACGCGGAGAACCGCTGCGGTCACGGCGCCGACCGAGGGGTCGGTGAGCTCGACGTGAGTGCCGTCGGTGAAGGTCGCGATCGTGGTCACCAGGTCCGCGCCACCGGTGCCGGCGCCTTCCAGGATGACCTGGCGGCCAACGTAGGCCGCGGTGAAGGTGATCCCGGAGGCAGCGACCAGCGTGCTGTCGGCCGCGGTCATCGTGCCGGTGCCGGTCTCCCCGCCGTACGCGCCGGCCAGCATGGCCTCGATCTCGGTGGAGACGTCGAAGGACTCCAGGTTGAACGACAGGTCGGGGGTGTCCCGGATCGTCGTGACGCTCTTGTAGTTGCCGACCTCGTAGATCTTCTGGGTCGGGATGTTGAGCTGACCGGGACCGATGGTCTGAGCGCGGTCGATGACCGTGACGCCGTTGCCGACGTGGATCAGCTGGCCTCCCTTGACTGCCATGGGGGCTCCTTCCGTTGGCACGGCGCCCGGTGGCGCCCTTCGGAGGGGAACTTCGGCCAGGGCCCGGATCGAATCCGGTCAGCCCCGGTCAGCCGAGGTCGCGGCCGAGGATGTCGGCCAGCAGCCTGCGAGCGTTCGCCCGGCCGAACTCGCGAGGGTTGGCCTCGGCCACCGCGTCGCGGTAGGCGTGGCGAGGCTCGATCTCGTGCTTGACGACGTACCGCTCGCCGTCCATCCACGGCAGGACCTTGGTCGTGGTCCGGATCCCAGGGGTCATTCCGTGCGCGACCGGATAGGGCGGGTTGTTGCCCCGCGGCATGAGCTGGGTGCCGACGAAGGGGTGCCGCCAGACCGCGGCCGATCCCTCCTCGAAGGTCCGCCAGTACTTGGCGATCGAGGAGTCCAGGAAGGGCTGGACGCCGACCCCGATCGACCAGGTGTCGTACTGGACGTTGCGCGGGCTGGCGGTGACGTTGAGCAGCCGCCCGCTCGAGGCGCTGCCGCGGGTGATCCGAGCCTCGATCAGCCGTACAACGTCAGCCTGGAGCCCAAGCGCGTAACGGGCGTTACGGTCGCGCATCGAGCTCTGGGCCGAGGTGAACCGGCCCCTCGCGTCGCGGACCCCCTTGAGCTCGGGCAGGCTCAGCGAGATCAGGGAGTTGACCCGCAGGACCGACTCAGCCACTGCTGACCCTCGGCGGCGACAGCCCGGTGAGCTCGTCACGGTAGATCTGGACGTTCTCGTTGAAGGTGGCCACCACCCGGACGGCCTCCTCGTTGATCATCATCCCGTCGTTGACGCTGGACTCGACCATGTCGATGCACGCGGAGTGGTAGGTGGAGATCCCGCTGAGCACGACCTTGCGGAACTCGGTCTGCTCGTCCACGCTCAGGCGGTCGTAGAAGGTCCGTTCGGCGTGGCTCATGATGATCGCCAGCGCGCGCCGGCGCTGCCGGTTCAGCATCTTGTTGATGAACGACTCGGCCATCAGTACCTCTCCTCGGGGAAGAATGTCGTGGCGGTCACCTTGACGACCTGCCAGTGCAGCGCGATCTTGGCGTTGGTCGGCCTGATCCGCTCGATATCCTCGAACTCCATCTTCCACCCGGGAACGGCCGCCTGGTCGACCTGGTTGATCACGTCCAGGAACGGCTGGGTCCCAGGGAGCCGGCCCATGAAGATGTCGCGAACGTCCGTTGCCAACGCCAGCGTCGTCTCCTCGGTGTCGTGGAAGACGTCGACGAACAGCGGGTACTCCTGAGTGGTCAGCGGGCCGCCCATCTCCTGCAGCTCGGTGTACGGCTCGTTGCCGAGCGTGATCGCCACGACCCCGGCCGTCACCTTGTCGACCAGGCCGTCCTCGAGCACGGCGGGCTTGGTCCACAGCGTGACCTTCGTGCTGCCGAAGGGCCGGTCGGCGACGGTGTCGGAGGTCCAGCCCAGGTCGTCGAGCTGGGTGCGCAGGTAGTTCGCAGCCGTGTGATGGACGTGGCGGCCGGCGTGCCGCAGCCAGGTCATGACTCATCCTCCGCGACGCAGTGCACCGTCCACACGTCGATGGTGCCCAGAGCCACCGGCGGCTCGGTCTTGTCGTAGAGGTACTTGTCGCCGCCGGCCACCACGAACGCGAACCCCTTCACCCTCTGGTACTCGGTGTCCATCAGGGTGATCACGATCTTCGACGGTGTGATGTCACCGGCGGTGATGGCCTGGCCGGCGGCGTCGAGGTAGTCCACGGCGCACGGAACCTGCTGACGCGGATGGGAGTCGGGGCTGGCCACCGGGACGGCGGGGTCGAACGGGACATGGTCGTCATCGGCTGGGGCGTCATCGGGCGTGGACGCGCGCGCCTTCGCGAAGTAGAACCAGGCCTTGTCGTCGGTGCGGGTCGGCTCGCCGAAGCTCATCGCGTTGAGGATGCCCTGCCGAGCGGCGCTGGCGTCGAAGCCCGGCGGGGTGAACTTGGCCACCGCTCACCCCAGGTACTCGTAGGGGAAGAAGCCACCCACGGAGTAGTAGCGACTGGGGCCGCAGCCATGGAGCCTGGCCAGGTAGCCGTCGACCTGGACCGCCGAGCAGGTGCGAGCACCCCGGGTGCCGGCCGCGATCAGGTCCTTCTGGCGCTGCACCAGGTAGTCCAGCTCGCCCTTGAGCAGGGTGGCCGACTGGGACTGGGAGGCCTCCACCGATCCAGCCTTGTAGGTCGAGCTGGTGGTCATCGTCCGGAGGGTGGCGCGCAGCGTGCGCATGGCGGCGTAGATCACGATCAGCGCGCCGCCGGCGTCCGACAGGTCGGGCGTCGTGGTCCACTCGTCGTACGCCGGCGCGGTGAGCGGGTCGGTGATGTCGAGGGCGACGTCCTTGAAGAACCCGTCCAGTCGGCACTGGCTGAAGGCATCCGCCAGCGATCCGACGAGGTCCTTGGTCCCCGTGTCGGGGTAGACGTCGTCGAAGGTGCCCGGAACCGCCAGCTCCCTCTGCAGGGCTGGAACCAGCGTCGAGAGGGCCGTCATGGACAGAACTTCGGCCAGGACGCGACAGAGGGGCCCCGCAGAAGGATCGGGGCCCCTCGTCGGGGGGTCTTCGGGCTACGCCCGCCGGGCCTCGCGCGCCGCCCTGACTCGGGCCTTGCCACGCAGCGACCGGTCCTTGGCCTCGTTGACGTAGGGCCGCATCGGACGGTCGTTGTGCTCGTGGATCCACTCGGTCTTCGACAGGTGGCCGTAACCCTGCATCGAGGCCGGCAGGTCGCGGGCCTCCCGGGCCGCACGTCGGGCAGCGCGGCGCTCCGCAGCCGCCTTCCGCGCCCGGTCGCGAGCCACCTCGTCGCGTTCACGCCGCACGTTGAGGAAGTCCAGCACCGCGTTGGCGCGGTCGCGCTGGCGCGCGAAGACGTCCTTCCTCGACGGCGTCGGAACCGGCTTGATCGCCTGACGGCCGGACGCGTGGCCCATCAGAGAGCCGCGCCCTGGGGGCTCTGCCGCATCTCGCGGTACGACTGGGTGTCGCCCGACGTGATCGGCCACTGCTCCTCGATGTACTCCCGCAGGACCTCCTGCTGAGCCACCGTGCCGCCCTTCTCGCGGACCAGGGTCTCGAGCCGGCGCACGTTGGCCTCGGAGAGCTCCCTCAGCGCGGCGCCGAACTCCTCCGGCGTCATCGTGAAGAAGATCGCCAGCTCCTCGTCGCTGAACTGCTGGGGGGCCACGAAGTCGTCGTCGCGCGGCGGCGGGATCCGGGCCTCCCCGCCGATCTGGGTCAGCTTGCCGTTGGCGAACGGGTTGTTCTGCTGGTTGCGGATGCCCTCCTCGGCCAGCTCGCGGTGCTCGGCAGTGATCCGGATCCGCTGCCCCTTGCCCAGGGTCGTCAGCTTCTTGACCGTGTCACGCGGGCCCGGGGTGTTCACGCTGATCCGGCCGTCGACGTTCGACTCCCAGATCTCCACTGCGGCAGCCATCAGACCTCCACCCGGCTGTTCAGCTCGTTGATCTTGGACCGGAGGGTGGCGATCCGGTCGCACTGGTAGTGGGTGCGCCCGGCGATCTCGGAGCGCGGCGCCTCGGGCTGGCCCATCAGACCCTTCTCGACGCCGTCGTTCTCCGGCGTGAGGATGGGCTTCAGCTGGTCGAACAGTCGAGCCAGTGCGCCACTGAGCTCGTCGACCTCGATCTCGAGCCGGTCCTGGGCCTCGTGCACCGGCGGCTTGCTGGGCGATGCCGTGATCGCGCCCTGCACGCTGATCGGGTGGTCGTACGTCATCTCGCTCATCCTGTTCCTCCTGCTCGAAGTGCTCGAAGATCGTGCCGCCATCATCTCCCGGGCTGTCAAGGCCCCTCGTTACAAAGTTGGCAACACTCGTTACGACCGGACCCCCGAAGGCGATCGGCCTCCGGGGGTCCTGGGTTCGATCCAGGCGGGATCGGCGACAGCCTACTACTTCCCCTGGGTCTTGGCGGCCCACTTCGACAGCGCACTCGCGCCGGCAGGCGCAGTGTGGAGCTCCAGCAGGTTGTCGCCCTTGACCGACTCGAAGAACAGCACGTAGCCGACCTTGCCGTTCCAGTAGTCGATCATCTCCTGGACCTTCGAGGCCGCCACCGTGTCCGAGACGGTCTGCGGATTGGAGTCCGTCGACCACCCGATCTCCCAGATCGCCATCGGCTTGTTCAGCGTCTTGATCCAGTTCCACGCCGGGTCGAAGGCCGCGGCTGCGGTCTTCTGGGTGACGTAGTAGGCGTCGATCGCGATGACGTCGTAGCTGGCCGGGTCGTAGTAGTTCGCCGGGTACGACGCGTCGGTCTTGGCCAGCGTCAGGGCGTAGCCCGTCCAGCAGCCGGCCACCTTGATGTTCGGCGCCCCGATTGAGCGGACCAGCGTGGCGAAGGCCGCGTGCGCCTTCTTCACGTCGGCCGCGGTGTAGGTGCCCTTCCGGATCTTCGAGTCGACCTCGTGGTCACACGAGACGTGGAAGACCTGGCTGGTCTTGGCCGCGAGGGCCTTCAGCTCGGTGACCAGGCTCGCCTTCACCGACGCATCGCCGGCAGCCATCGCCTTGACCTGACCGTAGGAGACCGCGACGAGCTTCGACGGGCACTGGATGGCCTTGCCGAAGCCGGTGCCGGAGTAGACCCGGTCGGCGGGCAGCACGGGCACCCCCAGCGCCTTCGACACCCGGTCGCGCGACTCCGGGGTCTGACCAGCCATCGTCCCGTCAGGACCGGCGTACGCCGAGAAGATCGTCCCCGAAGGCGACGGCGGGGGCGGGGGCGGCGGTGTGCCTCCGGCCGGGTTGTCCCGCTTGTACTGGTCGAACTCGGCCTGCAGGGCGTTGTAGTCACTCTGCCACTTCTGGACGCTCGCGTTGAGGCTGTCGATGAGCGTCTTGTCGGCAGCGGCCTGGTCCGTTCCGCCCTGGACGTACCGCTCCTGCCCGTAGGAGTCCGCCGCGGCGCGCGCGGCCGCCGCGACGTCGTCCAGGGTCGTCACGCGGCCAGCTTGAGGTCAGCGGTAGCACTCGGCGAAGTCGACTGTCGATGGCCGAATGCGAAGATCGCCGTAATGAACGTGATCGCCAACGCCGACTGGTCGTCGGTGATCTTGACGCCGTAGATCACCCCGAGGACCGCCAGAGCCTGGAACAGCTGCACGACGGGAGCCAGGAGTGTCTGGTGGGTGAACAGCGCCAGGTGGACGGCGGCGGCCGCGGCGAGCACGACGCCGACAGCGGCCATCGAGTCCTGGCCGTCCAGGCCGATCCCGCTGAGCCACCCGAAGGCGATCATCATCTGCACGCCAGCCTGGATGGCGGCCCACAGCGCGACCGGCTCACCCCACAGGTTCCTCAATCGGTTCATCGGATCATCCCTTCTTCTTCTTGGGGTCGTTGCGGGCCGCGATGCGGTCCGCCCACGCGTCGAGGTGACGCGCGATCGCCGGATGGTCCGGACGCTCGCGGTTGGCCTCGTTGCGCAGGAACCGGACCTTGCGCTCCCAGGGCCAGAGATGGAACTGGTGCTCGGGCGGGTCGGGCTTCGGCTTGGCCGGGTCCGGCCAGACGTCGAAGCCGTTGTCGGACTCGCCCCAGCCCCAGCTGGACGCGCTGCACCACTCGAGCATGTTCGAGCGCAGCGCGACGCCGACGTAGCCGTTCTCGTGGAAGTCGGTGGTGCGCACCAGCGCGGAGCCCTTGTAGGCGCCGAGCTCGAGCCAGGTGTGGCCGGCGCGACCGTTGAACCCGAACCCGATGCCGCCACGAGGGACCTTGATCGAGGCCGGGTCGTCGATCGGGTGGAACGGGTGGCTGTTGTGGCCGGCGATGGCCGCGGTGGCGTCTCGAGCCGGGAGCCCGAGGATCGGCCCGCGTACAACGCTCTGGCATCTGGCGACGCCGACGAAGGTGTGGTTGTCGCTGAGCGCCTTCGCGTTGGCGATGCGCTGCGGGATCGAGGCGGCCACGATGGCCACCAGGGTCGCGATGTCCTCGGGCTCGTCGTCCTGGACGTCGTCGAGGTCCGGGAAGGGCGCCGGGGTGATGTCGGAGTGGGCCAGGTCCAGCTCCTCCTCGCTCACCGATGTCGGGTCGAGGGCGAAGGCGTCGGGCACGTCAGGCATGGGCACTCCTCAGGTCCGGATCTCAGTTTCAGTTTCCGAGGGGTACTTCGGACGAGCGAGAGCCCCTCACCCGGTAATGGGCGAGGGGCTCTCGGGGGGGTCGATCCTCAGACGGTGCCGTCGACGATGCGACGGGCCCGCTGGGGCGCGTAGACCACACCGCCGGCGTCCATGCGGCCGCGAGCGTGGTAGTAGTCCACGGTGTTCTCGATCCAGTTCTTCGTGCGCATCCCGCCGTACTTGGCGAAGACGCCGACGGTGCCACCGAAGACCCAGAGCTCGTTGTCCGGGATGTAGGAGGCGTCGTTCTCGTCGGTGTAGTTGTCGATGCGGACGATGTTCGCCCCGCGGTAGACGCCCAGGCGGCCGAGTCGGCGGATCTCCGAGGTGGCCTCCGGGTCGTACAGCGCGGCCGGGTCGGTGACGACGTCGGAGATCTTGTCGATCATCGTGGCGCGGCCGGCGATGGTGATCGGCGGGCGCACCCCGTTGTTCGGCTTGACGACGTCAGCCACCTCGCGCAGCGCGGTGTTCAGGTCGGACAGGTCCATCCCGGACGCCGCGTCGACGTAGTACGGCGAGGACGACGGGATCGCCGCCTGCATGAGGTTGAACATGCGCCGGTTGACCTCGGCGTCGAGCCGCTGGAGTGCCAGCGACACGAGCTCCTCGATCGTCTCGGCGTAGTTCGCCCGCAGCTTGTCCTCGAACTCGCTGACGTGGAACCCGATCGTGTCCCGGGGGACGTCGAACCGCTCGGACTTCAGCTGCGTCTCGTCGATGTAGCCGCCGCGCGCCGTCCAGAAGACCTGGAGTCCCCGGCGCTCGGTGATGGTGACGATGTCGAACTCGCCGACGTTGCGCACCTCGAAGTACGTGCCGAACAGGTTCTCGAACTGGAACCCGTAGTCGAACCGGTCGTTCAGGATCGCCGCCTGCTCGCGGTGCCAGGTCGGGTTGTCCCAGTTCTCCCGCGCCTCCGTGTCGAGGGCGGCCTTGGCCCGCTCGTAGGCCGCGACGTCGTCGGTCTTGGGTCGACCGAACGGGTCGAGGGCCCCACGCGTCCGAAGGAAGCTACTCATCGTGCTGCTCATGACCGTTCCCCCTCTCAGAAGTTCAGGACTGCTTCGCAGTACTCGGAGCCGGAGACCGAGAGGTCCACGGCGGTGACGACCATCCACCCGTGAGAGGCGGACTCGGCCCAGCGCGTCCCGTTCCACCCGAGCTTGTCGCCCACGGCGACCCCGGCGGCGACGAACATGGTGACGGCGGCCTTGGAGCGGCTGCCGCGGGCGTAGGCGGGCGTGTTGCGGAACCAGACCTTGCTCGGCCCGCCCCACATCGTCGACAGCTGGTCGAGCTTCGCGGCCCCGAGGTCGATGGAGTCGTGACCCAGACCCGGGCCCGGAGCCCCGAAGATCGAGGGCAGGTGCGACTCCTCCTGGACCAGGAGGCCGTGGAGGCCGGTGATCGGGTCGGCGTCGGCCGCGCACTGCTTGAGGTAGCCCGGTGCGGCCGGGTCGAGCTGGACGGCCGTTCCGAGCAGGAGGGCCGAGCCCGTGGCGGGGGTCTTCTGGCGACCCTCACGCGTGGCGTTCGACTCGTCGCTGCGCCGGAAGCCGAAGTTCAGGCCGTAGTCGCTAGCCATCTCACGCCTCCTGCTTCTGGGTGGGGGTGCCCTCGTAGTTGCGCATCAGGAAGCCCCGGGCTGCGCTGGTCTTGGCCTCGTCGCCGGCGACCTGCTTGCCCTGCATCGCGGTCTCCCGGGGAACCTCGCGCTTGGCGGGCTCGGTGCCGGGCGGCACCGAGGCGATGAGGTCGGCGACGTACGCCTCGTGGTCCTCGTCGGACCGGGCGATGATCCGCTCGACGCGCTTCTCGTCGGCGAACCACTCGTCGGTCAGGTGCGGGGCCCGCTCCTGGATGTCCTTGATCCGGGTGTCCTTGCGCGCGGCCGCGGCCTCGCGCTCGGTGGTCTCGGTCTTGAACGCGGTGAGCTCCTCCTCGGCCTTCTGACGGGCCTGCTCGGCAGCCACCTTCGCGCTGTCAGCTGCGTCCAGCTTGTTCTGGGCCTCGGTGAGGTCCTTCTCCAGCTGGTCGCGCTGGGCGGTCAGGGTTGCCGTCTCCGTGGAGACGCGGTCTGCAAGGATCGCGAGGTGCTCGCTCTCCTGGTAGACCTTCCCGGTGTCGTCCGCCATGCCGTCCTCCTCACTCGTGTACGGGCCGAGCGAGCTCGACCAGCCTGTTCGAGAGGGGACTTCGGTCAGCGCGTCGGAGCAGTCCGACTAACGCCCGTTCCGGAACTCAGTCGCGAGCGAGCCAGGCCTCGACGTCGTAGGTCTGATGACTCGGGGGAACGAGGTCGAGCTGCCGATACGCCTCGACATGCAGGAGCGCTTCGCCATCACGCAACTTCCGGATCAGCTCGTTCTCGACGGCCTGCATCTGTTCAGCCGTCACCGGTTCGCCCAGGTGAGGATGGCGGCCGCGAGCCCACGCGCCTGCTCGGTGGTGAGATCATCGAGGTCGGCCTTCTCGGCGGTGGCCGCGGCCTGGCGCACGACCTCGACGTCGGCGTTGGCCCAGCCCGGCCGGACCGGCGGCACGATCACGGCGCCGCCGAGGAAGAACGGGTCGACGAACCTGCTGACGCTCGAGCGGGCGTTGAGGTGCGCGCACGCGCGCTTGGAGTCGAAGTCCTCGTAGGAGAACTCCTCGCCACAGCCCGCCCGACCCGGCGCGTCGACACAGGCGACGGCGCGCGAGAGGCACTCCATCGAGTAGTACAGCTGATGGTCGGCCGCGGCCTTCTCGGCGATGTCGGCCTCGCGGGGGAACAGGAACTTCCACATCGCCGACGTCGAGGTGATGTGGGTGCCGATCTCGGCGTTGCCGGCGTCAGCCGCCTCCCGAGCGGTGACCAGGTGGCCGTTCATCAGGCAGCCCACGATGTGGGTGTCGTCGTGCAGCCAGTTCAGCGGACCGCCGGCGACCGTGGCCTCGCCCATCTGGAGGTCCTCGGTGGTCCACAGCGCGCCGTTGCCGTTGGGGTTGTCGGCCTCGACGAACCGGCCGTGGAGGTAGGTGAAGCCCTCGTTGACCGCAGCGATCTCGCGCAGCGGCGCGGTGATCACCGTCCGGCCGCGACCCTGGGTCACGAACGCCTTCTCCACGCTCAGATCCGTCGCAACGGGCGTTGTGACGGGAGTTGAAGGCCCGATGGGGGAGGGGGTGCCGTACTTCTCCTTGAGCTCGTACATCAGGTCGAGCTTGGACTTCTCTCGCATGGCCATCTCCTAGTCGATCGCGCCCTGCGGCGACTGCTTGGGCTTCCCGCCGCCCTTGGGGCGCCCGCCTCGAGCCCCGGAGACCTTCGGGGCCTCGGGCTGCTGACCACCCGGCTGGCCCGGCTGGCCCGGCTGCTGCTGGCCGGGACCCGCCTGGTTGTCCGGGGAGTCGAAGGGTACGGCGGTCTGGAAGATGTCGTCGTACTCCTCGGCCTCGATCTCGCGGCGCATCGCCTCCACGCCCTGGTCGAAGCCGAAGGTCTCCAGCACCGAGGCCCGCGACAGCTCCTTCTGGGTGCGCAGCGCGAGCACGGCCTTGACGAACTCCGCGTCGGAGTCGAGCTGGATCAGCCGCGGCGTGAACGCCAGGTTCGGCTCGGTGTCGAACTTCCCCTCGTTGCGCGGGTGGTCGACGATGGCCCGGCACACGTGCTCCTCGATGAACCGGCGGTACATCTGCCGGCGCGACTCCAGGAGGCGTCCGACGCCGCGGGCGATCGTCAGCGTCGACTCGTTGCGCTGGCCGGAGGAGGCGACGGTGAGCGCGCCGAGGGTCGTGGAGATGATCCGGCGGTCGAGGGTGTCGTACTTCCCGCTGTCCAGCGTCTGGTCCTGCTTGGGGGTGATGATGTCGATGCTGAGCCGGTGGTCCCCGACCACGACCGGGACCTTCGCGATGACCTTGAAGTTCTCCTGCAGGTTGTCGATCTCGGGCTGGGTGGCCGGCTCCTCCTTGGAGCCCTGGCGCACGAGCAGGATGTAGTTCGCCGCGCCCACCAGGGTCACCCGGTCGGCCTCCTCCAGGTGCTGCTTGAGGTCGAGCAGCGGGAAGGTCCGCTTGAGCCGGTTGGTCGGGAAGCGCTCGTAGTGCGACTTGGTCCGGCAGAACCGGCGCACCGTATCGGGGTTGAGGGCGATCAGGTACTCCGGGAACACCCCGATCCCGCGCAGGTACTGCTTCTCGACCTCGGAGAGGGCGACGGGGCCGTTGAAGAACTCGCGCATCAGCGCGTCGCCGTACGCACCGGTGTCCCAGGCGACCATGTAGGCGGCGTACTCGTCCTGACCGGCCTGCCAGGCGAGCCGGTCCTGGCCGAACGGACCGGGCTGCAGCGGCACCACCTTGCGGGGGTCCAGGAAGGTCAGGGCCGTCGGCGCCCACAGGTCGTAGGTCTTCTTCGAGCGCTTCTTCTGCTCGGTCTTCAGCCGGACCCGGTAGGACTTCCGGGCCCACCAGAAGCCGACCACGACCTGGGAGTAGGTGAACTCCTCGCGGTGCCACTGGCGGGCGAGCTCGTCGAGGTTCAGATCCCGAGCGATCTGGTTGAAGATGTCGGACTCCTCCTGGTCCTCGCTCTCGAACTGCTGACCCTGGAACATCAGGCCCTCGGTGACGTCGACGACCCCGCCGACGACGTCGTCGTTCTCGACGGCCTGGTGGGCCACGTGCATCGTGGCGAAGGGCGTGGAGGGCGCGGAGTAGGACTGGCGGTTGATCATGTTCGGGCCGCCACCGCGCGACCGCGGGTCCTCGCCGCCCATCCAGCGCGCGACCTGGCGCGCGACCTTGCGCACGGTCGGCTCGAGAGTGGTCACCGAGACCGCGCCGTTGGTGTCGTTGACCCAGCCGAAGCCGGTCTCGGGCTCGGTGTAGGTCTCGACGCCGTGGACGACCTCGATCGTCATACCTGGGCCCCGCTCAGGGCGAGGTCCTGGCGCATGACCTCGACCAGCCGGGAGGCCGTCTTCCACTGCCGGTCGAGCTCCTCGACGTACTTGTCGACCTGCTGGGTGCGCAGGCGCGTGTACTGCCGGTTGGTCGACTCGACGCGGTGCAGGAGCACCCGGAGCTCGGTCAGGCGCGCGGTGTAGCCGGCGCAGTACTTCATGACCTGGTCGGGCTGGACCCGGTGAAAGGTGCGGATCGAGGCGGCGATCATGTCGAGCTCGGCCTCGATCTGCTCGCGGGTGCCGAGGAAGCCGGGTGGGTTCAGCCGCTCGAGCGGGTCGGCGAAGAAGTCACTGCCCATGCTGCTGACGTCGGGGATGTCGGCCTGTGGGGGCCGGAAGTCGGTCCCGTCCTTCACTTCGCTGGTCGGCATGACGGTAACTTCGGCCCTCTCCGTGCATGTCGACGGTCAAGTCCGCCGAACGTCGCTGAAGTCTCGCGAACTCAGCCGAACCGTGCAAACACCGGGCCGCGCGGCGCCTCATGTTGTTTCAACGCCTCCTCGATGTTCATCAGCTTCTTGCCGGCGATCATCATGAAGGCGGCGTCGAGGGTGTGCAGGGAGCCACCGATGATCTTGGTCTTCCGGCCGGCCGCCGAGCCCTCGTCGCGGACGTACTGGATCTCCTGACCCTGCCACTCGGTGAGGAGGTCCTGGTCGTAGGGCAGCTCGATGCCGTCGGTGTCGACCAGGCGGCGCAGCTCGTCGGCGGCGAACGAGACGACGTTCTTCTGGATCACCGCGTCCTCCGGCTTCTCGTCGCCCTCGAGCTCGCGGTCGTCGAACTCCACGGCCACCTTGTTGGAGAAGCCGTAGCCCTTCACCCGCTGGCTGACGTGGTCCGGCGTACGACGCAGGTTCATCGCGGTGCCCACGGCGGCCGGGTCGAGCTGCTGCCACAGCGGCAGGCCGTTGCCGGTCTTGTCGAGGGCGAACCGGCGCAGACGGTCGCCGTAGAAGCCGAACACGTGGTTGACCACCGCGGCCTGGTCGTCGGCCGAGACCCGCATCATGTGGACCCGGGTGAGCAGGCGCAGCAGCGTCACGCCGGCGTCACGGCGCTCCTTGAGCGGGTGCTCGAGCTCGCCGAAGATCAGCAGCTCCGACGGGTCGCGGGTGAAGCCGACGTCCTGGCCGCCCCAGAAGTTGAAGTAGCGCTCCTCCAGGTGGGTCTCGGGGAACTGCAGGAACAGCTCGATCGGGGCACCCGAAGCGCGGATCAGCTCGTCGGAGAGCATGATCCGGGTGTAGATGTCCTCGTTGTACTGGGTGGCCCACTTCGTCTCCGCGATCCGGACCCTGGCCATCAGCCGGTGCAGCACGAACAGCGAGTTGGTGATGTCGCCGTGCTCGCCGTAGATGTTGCGCCGGTAGTCGATGTGCTCGTCGGTGCCGCCGTAGACCGCGACCTTGGCCTTCCGCTCGGTGTCCGACCACGACGGCCGGTGCATGGCCATGTAGCGGTGGACGTAGAACGGCAGATCCGGGTTCTCCCCCACCGTGTACTTGTAGTAGCGGTCGCGCAGGCCTCGCGACACCCCGTGCACGCGCCACTGGGCGCCCTCGGAGGCCGACTTCATGGTCTCGATCAGCTCGATCCACCCGGCCTCGGGGTAGTCCTGGCCCTCGTCCATCTCGATGACGATCGCGTGCTGGCCCTTCACGCCGCGGCCGTCGCGGTTCGGGAGCCGGCTCATGATCTTGGCGTTGTTGATGAAGGAGGCCTGGAACTGCGGCTGGTGGTTGATCCCCTGCCCGCGCGTGCGCGGGAGCATCGCCTCACCGAGCCGGGTGGAGCGGAACCGGTGCTCGATCTTGTCGGTGACCGGCCGGAGGTGGTTGAGCTCGGGAGCGGTGATCAGCATCTCGCGGCCGGCGAAGTTGAACGGGAACGCGAAGGCCCGCATCTCGATGCCGACCGACTTGCCCAGCGACCGGCCCATGTGGTCGATCTGGTACACCGAGTCGTTGCGGTACAGGGGCCACTGGAAGTCCCAGCAGCGGAAGATCGAGTCGGGCGACTCCTCGTCGATCCAGGTGAGCTCGGCGAGCTCGATGCCGGACGGGTCGTCGAAGATCGCCGCGAGGTAGAGCTCCTCGTCGTCGAGCATGGGGATGGCGCTCATGAGGCCAGCCACCCTTCCAGCGCTGTCTCGTCGGTCAGATCGGGAAGTTCCACCAGCTCCAGCGTGCTGACCACGTACACGCCAGTCTTCTTTCCGCTGACGGTCTGAGCGCCCTCCTCCCACACCACCATTGCCACCAGTTCGCCGGTAGGGCTGAACTTCGGGTCCTCGGCGAGTCGACCGATCGGGTAGCCCATGATCGCCCTCGACTGGACCAGGTCCCCCATCCTCACGAGGCCAGCCACCTCTCCACGGTCTCCGGCTTGCGGTCGACCGGCACGTCGAGGAACTCAGGATCAAGCCTGATCTCGAAGAACTCCATGCCCACCGTGTCGACGAAGCGATCCCCCAGGGAGTTGGTCCCCGTCCACTCGACCCTGCAGTGCTTCGGTGCGCCATCGTCGCTGAAGGTCACCGAGACGACTGTGCCCCTCCAGTCGCTGATCTTCTCCGATGGGTTGTGGATCACCACCCGGTCGCCGATCCGATAGCCGCAGTAGATGCCCATCAACCCACCTCAGAACGGGCGTTGCGAGTCACCACAGCGCTGAACCGACGGTAGACGCTGACCGAGAGCTCCGGCCGGCCCGAGAACGCCCCGTCGATCAGGGTCATGATCCACAGGCGCCGCCACTCGCTGAAGTACGACGGGTGCACGACCAGCGCGCGGGCCACGACCTCCAGGCGGCGCATCGAGCCATCGAGGTCCTGGGCGGACACGATCGGGCGCTCCTCGGTGACGTAGCGCAGCAGCGTGGCCCGGTGCATGCCCGCGCGCATCGCGATCTGGGACATCGACCGGTCGCCGAGCACCTCGCGGAACGCCACCGGGAACGGCTCGTGGCTGAACGCCGGCTCCCCGACCAGGTCCCACAGGTCCTCCAGCGTCGGCGGCCGGGTGGCGCCGTACGCCGAGCGGTGCACGTCGGCCAGCAGCCGGTGCAGCACGTCGGGCCGGTCGGCCAGCACGCCTGACCAGTACGCCGCGTCGGTCGTGTCCTCCTCGGGCCGCTGCTCGAGGACCCGCTTCCAACCGTCCGCCTTCGCTGGCCGCGCCATCTACATGTCCCGGATCCAGAAGCGCTGCTGGTGGGCTCGGAAGTGGTCGTCGACGGCCTTGAACTCGACCTCGACGTACTCCTGGATCCACTTCAGCACGTCCTCGGGCTTCTCCAGCTCCAGCTTCGCCCGCTCAGCGGCGTTCGAGCGCTGGAAGGCGTCCACGGTCGCGAACAGCTCGTGCATCAGCTCCAGCGCCCGGCCGAGCTCCTTCTCCCGCTTGACCCCGTGCTCCTTGGCCCGGACCTTCAGGCTGGTGATGTAGGCGCCGACTGAGTCGTGCTGCTCCTTGTCGCGCTGGGACTTCGTGAGCCCGAGCTCGCCCATCGCGGTGGAGATCTGGATGCCGATCTCCTTCTGGGCCCGGCGCAGGTCGTTGAGCTCGCTGGGCTCGAAGTCGACGCCCTGATAGTCCGACCCGCGCGCCAGGAAGTCCTGGATCCGGAACATCTGGACCTCGAGCACCAGCAGCCGGTCCAGCGAGCGCTGGTCACTGGCCGCGGTGAAGGAGAAGTCGACCGCGTACCGATCACGGGCCTGCTCGTAGAACACCTTCTCGCGCTGGTGCAGCAGCTGGGCATACCCGCCGCTGGGGGTGTGCACCTGGAACGTCGGCGGTGTGGCTGGACCCTGGTCCTCGGTGTCGATCGTCGGCTCCTCCGTGAGGTTGAGCAGAGTCTACGAACGGACGTTACAAAGTTGGCAACGCGAAACGCGCTCGGCGCGTCGGGAAAGGCGAAGGCCCCGGGCGGTATGAGCACCCAGGGCCTTCATGCTGCGTCGCAACAGATCTAGGAACCTACCCCCGCGGCCCGCGTCGGCGCAAGGCCCTGCGGAGCTCGGCCTGCGACATCGTCGGGCGCGGCGTCGTCAGCCGCCCCAGCGCCTGCATCTCGGCAACGATCAGCCGCGGCCAGTGCTCCGGACGCCAGATCCCCGCGTTCTGGCCGGCCTCGGTCAACGCCGCGATCCAGTGCAGCTGGTCCGGCGACGGCTTCCCCTTCGCCATCTTCAGCTCGCGGTACAGCACTCCCCTGGCGCCGACGATCACGGTGTCGGGGAAGCCCGGGACCGACTTCTGAGACCGATACGGGTGGTAGGCCAGCAGGCCCAGTCTCAGAGCCGTGGACATCACCTCGGCCTGGAACGCTGCCTCGTCGACGAACTCGATCGACCGCACGCCTCGCGCGTACTCGTCCACTACGACCGCTCCTCTCACGCCCGGAGCCGAGTGTAGGAAACGGATCCGGGAACGCCGCCCCCTTTCCCCCACGAGCGAAAATTCTCACAACGCTCGTTACGAGGGATGCAGGGTCAGAGGTTCCAGAGTCACGCCCGTGTGCCGTTGCGCGAGGTGTCCGGTCCGCTCTTAGCCGAGGCGGTCTTTCGATCCCGCCTACGCCCGAAGGCGCCCCACTCCACTATGGAGCGGAGCGATCGTGACATGGGCTGTCAACACCCCCCTGACGGTGCTACCGTCGGCTCGCCTGCGTGATGCGGGCGCACCACTACGCCCGTGATGGGCAGAAGGAGGGCATCATGCCCCGAGCAAGTATCAGGAACTCCCAGTACCACTTCGAGCCGATCCCTCCCGATCATGAGCCGAAGCCTGGTGAGAATCCCTTCCCGGAGGCCAACCGGCTCGGCACCATCGAGGTCGGCTGGAGCAAGTACCCGGCCGGCCATGTCGAGGTCGCCAGCACCGACCCCGTGATGGGCGCCAGGCTCAGGGCTGGGATCGAGCGGATCCTGCTCAAGGCCAACGTCGACCAGGACGTCATCCAGGCGGTCGGCGATGAGTTCGTCCAGTTCTGGGCCGGAGGCTTCGGCGTCTGGGTCCACCTGGACCGCGACGGAGTCAACAAGCTCGGCCACACCCTGCAGCGCGCTCGCGACCAGGGCTACGGCAAGGACTTCTGAGCACGACGAAGCCCCCGACCATGGAGTGGGCTCCGGGTCGGGGGCTTCTACGTCCGGGCAAGGAACGCGTCCCAGGAGAGACGTGCCCAGCCTAGTTGAAGGCGGGGTTCAGTGTCGAGGACGTCACGCTGTGCAGCGGGTGGCCCTCCAGGCCGGGGTCGCGGGGTGTCGGCTCGCTGGCGACATCGCCGTACATCACCGGAGGCGCCACGGAGGTCTCGACCTCGGCGGCCTTCTTCGCGCGCGAGCGCGGAGCCGTCTTCTTCGCGGCCGCTCGAGGCTTGCGGGTCGAGGTCTTCTTCGCCGCGGGCTTGGCCGCAGTCTTCTTCGCGCTCACGCCGTGCTCCCTTCCGGCACCGAGGTGCCCTGCTCACGAAGCCGCTCGTCGGCCTTGGCCGCAGCGGCCTCGGTCTTCGGGTGGCACTTCTTGCACGTCCTGGCCGCCAGGCTGCCGTCGGGCTGGGTGTCAGCCGCCAGCTCGTCGCCGCACGTGGGGCACGGCAGCGTGGCCGTCGCCTTCTCTCGGGCCATGGTGGCCTCCTTCGTCGTAGGTCCTACCCCCCAGACTTCGGCCCGAAACCGGTGCGGGGTCTTGCGCGCGGGTGTTCTACTGCTGCCATGGACCCATCGGCGACCGGAACCGTACGCGGAGAGCCGCGACTCGGGTCGACGATCCTGACGCCGCACGGCGTGGAGACGATCGCCCGGTTCGACTTCCCGCGCGACGTGGCCGTCACCGAGCGAGGCAACGAGTACACCGTGGACGAGCTCAGGGCACCCCAAGCTCCCGAGGATCACTCGGACGTCGAGATGGAGGCCTGGCTGAACGGGCCCGACTTCATCCTGGTGAAGTCGGTCAACATCGGCTGCACGTGCTCGTGCAAGCAGTGCTGCTACCTGGTCGTCATCCGGGGTGACCGGAAGACCGCCGTCCACCAGCCGAACAACGACGCGTGCACGTGCATCTCCGATCACAGCTGCTGCGGATACCCTCTCTGATCGTGACGCCCGAGGAGCTCGCACCCGTCTGGGCCGCCTACTGGGACGGCAACCGCGAGGCTCACGACATCCTGGTCCGCCAGTTCCTGCCGTTGGCCAACTACCTGGCCCGCCAGGCGCTCGCGAAGGCACCGGCGCACCAGGACCCCGACGACATCCACTCCTACGCCCACCGGGGGCTGTTGAAGGCCCTGGACGGCTTCCGGCCCGACCGCGGCGCGAAGTTCGAGACCTACGCGACCCGGCGGATCACCGGCGCGATCATGGACGGCCAGCGCAACGACGACCCGCTGACCCGGGTGAGCCGACGGCGGGTGAAGACCGTGGCCGCCGGAGCCGAGGAGGTCTGGGCAGCCACCGGCCACGAGCCGAGCGTCGCCCAGATCGCCGTGGCCGCCGACGTCGAGGAGTCCGTCGTACGCCACGCCCTCCTCGAGCAGCAGTCGATGAACGCCTCCCTGGACGCGCTGACCGAGTCCGGGCACGAGGAGCAGGTCGACTCAGACGCCGAGGTCGCCGGTCAGGTCGCCGAGGTGCGCACCCTGGTCGCGCAGCGCCTCGCGCGCATGCCCGGGCGCGAGCGCGCGTTCGCGCTCCTGTACTACTCCGAGGGGCTCTCGATGGCCGAGGCCGCGACCGAGCTCGACATCGGCTCGGACTGGTGCAGCCGGACGAAGGGCAACACGCTCGAGGCCGTACGCGGGCGCTGACTCAGGTGTGGGCCGGCCGCAGCGCCAGCATCACGCCTTCACCGCGCGCCGAGGCGTTCCACGTGACGGTGACCGTTCCGGTCGCGCCGCCGGCGAACATGTAGTAGCCGACCCCGGCCGCCCGGGTGCCGGAGACCAGGTTGCCCCAGAGCGTGAACGCACCCGCTCCGGCGATGCTGGTGATCAGGGCAGTGGTCGAGTTCAGGCACGAGGCCGCGATCAGTACGGCGCCGGGGATGGTGGGGGTCAGCGTCGGGATCGCCTGCGTCGTCGAGGCGGTGGTCTGGTCGCGGAAGGTCGCTGTGACGTCGATCGGGTTGGAGTTGCTGACGCCGCGCCACACCGCGATCCGGCCGATCGCGACCGCGGTCGAGGGCAGGGTAATGGTGGCGTTGGTCCCGTTCTCCGAGCCGGTCATCACCTTCCAGAGCAGGGTGATGCTCGGGACGACGGTGTCGGTCGGGCCGCCCGAGTGGGTGACCGCCACCGTCCAGCCGTTGTTGTCGCTCATCAGCAGCGAGCTGTTGGAGGAGACGTAGGCGACCGCGACGTCTCCGGCGGCGATGCCCGACGCCGGGTACGGCACCGTCAGCGTGCTGCCACCGCCGGCCTTCTCGGTCGCCGCCGAGCCACCGAAGCCGACCAAGGAGATCGCCATCGCGTCGTAGTGGGCGTCGGTCTGCGCGTCGCTGAGCTGCGAGGCCCACACAGCCACCGCCGCGATGGTGACCGCTCCGGGAGTGGTGGTGCCACCGCCCAGCTTCCTGTGGATGGCGGCTGCCAGCGCCGAGGTCGACGACGTGGTGGCGGCCGCCGTCCCGACGGTGACCTTGTCGATGCGGAGCTTGGTCCCGGCCGCGCCGACCGAACCGACGATGTGGTGCCAGGTGTTCAGCGCCAGCGCGCTGGCCGAGGTGGCTCCGACCGATGCCGTGGTCCCGAAGAACACCAGGCCCGCCGAGGTGATCTTGAGGAACTTCGTCAGGCTGCCCCCGCCGTTGTTCTGGCAGGCCGCGATGGACAGGTCGACCGACGGGTTGGCGGTCAGGTACACCCACGCCTCGACGGTCCCCGTCGCACTGTTGAACGTGGCGGTCGTGTTCGCGGAGTTGCCGTCACCGGCAGGCCACACGACGCTGGGCATCGAGCTCGCCGGACCGATCTGGTTGAGCGTCCACCCGCTGCCTGACAGCGTCATGTTCCGGCCGTTGCCGGACGCGTCGACGAACGTCGTTCCCGACGTCTCGGTGCACTGCCAGAACCCCCACGGCGCGTCGGCCAGGACCGCGGTCGCGTAGCCGGTCAGAGCAGGGACGTAGAGCCCGCTGCGCGCCCGGCGGAAGCAGGTGCTCACGTGGTCGTGTCCCCACCGACGACCCACGTGTCGGTGTCGATCTTCTCCGCGTAGAGCATCGCGTACTGGGTCGAGGACTTCGCGCCGTGCGGGGTGCGCAGCGTGCCGGTCGCGGTGATGGCGAAGGTGAACTGGCCGGCGCCGATGCAGATCACACTGAGGATCGTGCCGATCGGGTAGGCAACGGTCGCGTTCAGCGGGATCGTCCCGGTCAGCGCGGTGGCCTTGTTGGCCAGGGTGCGCCGGTGCTTGTCGGCGAGCGCGAAGGTGAAGTCGCCGGTCTGGGCGTTGGAGGCCACTGGCGTGATCTGGGAGTCGTCCAGGGTGAGCGCGTCGCCGCCAGCAGCCGCGTGGGACGCCGCGTGCGCGGTGGGTGTCCGGGAGTCCGAGAGTCGTGAGTCGTTGCCCTGGGTGACCTTCCCGGCTCCGGTCCCGAAGTCGGCCGCGAGCGTTCGGTCGGCCGCCAGGCTTCCGCCACCGGTCAGGCCGGTCCCCGCGCTGATGGTCCGGGTCGCCGGCGGGGCGCCCAAGGTGGCCAGCGCGGTGGCGGCGTCGGCGTCGTCGAGCAGGGTCCGGATGAACGAGGACAGGGTCGTCACCGACGCCGTCCCGACGCCCGTGAAGTACGGCAGGCTGTCGGCGGCCGAGGTGAGACCGGCCAGCGCCGAGAGCTCGGCGTCAGCCGACTGGAAGTCGGTGGCCGGGTGGGTCGCCGCCGTACCCAGGCCGAGGGTGGCACGCATGGTGGCAGCGTCGGCGTCGTCGAGCAGGGTGCGCGCGAAGGCGGTGAAGTCCGCGAGCGAGGCCCCCCCGGAGCTGGAGAAGTAGGGGAGCTTGTTGGCGGCCGACGTCAGTGCGGCCAGCGCGGTCAGCTCGGCGTCGAGCGGCTGCTTGTTGGACAGGGCGGTGGTGATCGTCGCGGCGAAGTTCGGGTCGTCGCCGAGGGCTGCTGCGATCTCGTCGAGGGTGTCGAGCAGTCCGGGCGCCGAGTTCACCAGGGCGGCAATGGCGGCCGCGATCGCGACGTCGCGAGCCGTGGACTCCGAGGCGACGGCCGAGGCGGCCTCCGAGGCGACCTCGGCCAGGGCTGCCTGGACGTCGCCGGCGGCGATGGTCCCGGTGGGCGCGAAGCTGATGGCCGAGGCGTCGTGGGCGTCGACGGTGTCGGCGAGGTGGGCGTCGATGTCCGCCTGAGCAGCTGCGGCCCCGCCGATGGGGTCGTACGCCGCGTCCGCGCGCGAGACCTCCCCGCCGATGGCAGCGCCAACGGCCGTTGAGATCGCACTGTCCGCGTAGCCCTCGGCCGACGTGAGCGCGGTGGCAGCAGCTCCGCTCGCGTCGAAGTCGCCCACGTCCTGCGCGGCCGCAGTCCCCAGGGTCGGGAGGTTGTCCAGGTCGCCGTAGTCACCCGAGGTGGCCACGGGAGCCAGGGTCGGCAGGTCGCCGGGCTGGACCGCAGTGTCGGCCTTCGTGCCCTGGGCCGCGGTGGCCGCACCGATGTCCGCCGGCCCCAGCTCGACGTCACCCCCCACATCGGGATCGACGCCGTTGACCGAGGTGACAGTCCCGGATCCGGAACCGGGGTCTCCCGGGTCTCCCTTGAGGCTGTCGATGAAGTCCTGCTCGGTGCCGGTGTTCCCCAGGCTCAGCCAGACCTCGTACGCCGACTCGCCGTCCGTGCCGATCAGGGAGTCCAGCCACTCCTCGACCGTGCCCACAAAGCCGGCCTGGACCGCGGCCTCGTACGCCGACTGCCCGTCATCCCCATCGGTGCCGTCAGTGCCGTCGGTGCCATTGGTCCCGTTCGTGCCGTTCGTGCCGTTCGTGCCGTCAGCGCCCCGCAGGGAGTCCAGGAAGTCGTCGACCGTCCCGCTGTTCCCCGCGTCGAGCCAGACCTGGTAGGCCGACTTCCCGTCCTGCCCGGGGTCGCCGGGGTCGCCGGGCTCACCAGGATTGCCGGGAAGCCCCGGCAGCGCGGGACCGGAGACCTCGACGACAGCGTTCGAGTCAGGCTCGGTGATCTCGAGCGTCGTGGTCTGCTCGGTGACCTGGACGCTCACACCTCCACCTCGCTCATGTCGGTGGTGGCCGGGTTGAACACGACCGGCGCCTCAACCAGGAGCAGGTCCAGCGCGGCGTCGGTGTTGTGGACCAGGAAGATGTCGAAGAAGCCGTCCTTCTTCGGGATCTCGATCCCTGCGGTGTGCTCGCCCAGCACGTCGAGCACCAGGTAACGCCCGTTGCCGGCATCGCCGTCAGGGTCGTCCATGACGCTGAACTTGTCGGTCAGGTTGAGCACCAGGTCGCCGTCCTGCTCCTTGGTCCTGATCTCGGAGTAGGGGGTGTAGTCGCTCATGTCGACGTAGTCGCCCGGATCCCCCGCGGGGTCGGGCAGGGCGAACGTCCACCGCTGGGTGGTTGCCTGACGCAGCTTCAGCGTCCACTCGGTCTGCTCGGCCACGCCTCAGACTTCGGCCCCTCGGCCGACCTCAGCCGAAGAACCGGCGCCTGACCGGGTCCAGGTCGCCGGTGATGTCGAGAGTCGCGAGATCAGGGGCGACCGGAGCGGGAGTGCCGACCCAGCGGCGCCTCGCCGGACGGAGCCGGACCCGCATAGCCATCCACTGGTAGTTCCGACCGAGCCTGATGTTGTCCTCCCCCAGCGCCGGCACTCCAGCCGGAACCTTGAACGGGATGAAGCCGCTGATGAGGTTCGGGAACAGCCCCACAAACCGCAGCCCGCCCAGGAACCCGTCCGGGAGATCGTCGGCAGCCTCGTACTCCATCGCGGCGGTGACGATCGTCGGATCGACCTCGGTCCATTCGACCAGGCCGCCGTCGTAGTCGTCGAGCTGCAGGTCCTGTGCGGCCGGGAACTCACCCGGGTCGCTCACGCCCCCCGTCCACGTCGCAGCCGTGCCTCCGGCCGCGAAGGCGTTCGGACCCCAGGTCTCCTCGTCACCGTCATGGGCGGGGACGGCCTTCATGAACCACGTCACGATCCCCAGCCCGTCGTGCCCCCCGGTTCCAACGTCCCCGGCGCTCGTGTCGTCCGGAGACACGTCGATCCCCAGGAGCGTCGGCTGGGTGGCGTCGTCCTCCCACACGAGGTCGCCGGTGAAGCCAGGAGGGAAGTCCGTCGGGTACGCCAGGCCGGCGAACTGGTTGAAGTTGCTGAGGACCTCGGTGATGTTGTACTTGATCGAGTCCGCGAGGGCCGTGTAGGTCAGCGTGGCCGGCTGGCCAACGCTGCCGGGCGATCGGCCGTAGATGACGCCGATGAACCGGTCGGAGGAGAACGACGAGCCCGAGGGGGCATAGGAGCCGTCCTTCAGGATCTCCTCGAACCCACCGTGGTACCCAGCATCGGTCGCCGGGCTGTTGAGGTACTGGTAGTCGAACTTTCCCAGGTGGGCGTTGTGCCAGGAGAGCTCCCTGGCAGCGTCGCCGGTGCCGCCGTTGTTGTCCGGCTCGGGTCCACCGAGGGCCGAGCGGATCTGGTAGCTGCCCAGGAACTGCTCAGCGTACGACCCGGCGCCCACCACCCCTCCGATCAAGGGGACGGTGTCGAGGTCGTGGTGCAACGTCGAGATGCCAACGACCCACGAGGTGTCCCCGTCCTGGATCCAGTCGCCGACGTAGGGGTAGTCGTTGACCTGCAGCACCAGCAGGAATGGCTCCGGAGTCACGTCCGTGTCATGGGAGATCCGGATGAAGTAGGTCTCGCCGGCCACGAACATCGCGGTGTCCCCGGTCATCGACTCGGGAGTCAGATCCCCGATCGTCGTAGCGCCTGGCGGCCCGCTGTAGACGGCCAGGTCGGCGTTGTACGCCGTGTAGGGGAACAGCGCGCTGTAGGAGTAGATGTTCATCAGGTACACGACCCCGCCGGGCTCGGGCGCAACGAGCTTGAACCAGCCGTGAGGATTGGTGTCGACCCCGTCGTCGATCGCCGAGCCCGCGAACGGAGCGCTGATCGAGGCCAGGGTGATCGGAGTCGCCGAACCGATCGTCGGGCCGCCGGCCGGGATGATGATGCCGCCCATCGAATAGATCGGCGGACCCGAGGAAGCCGTGAACGAGGCGTTGAGCCCGTAGCTCGTAACCCCACCGCCGTCCACACCGTAGGTCCCGACCAGGATGTGGTACGTCGTGCCGCCCTGGAGTGGGGCCGACAGCTTCGAGAGGTACATCGCTCCAGGCGGCTGCTCACCCGATGGCGCGTCGTCGTTGAACCCGCCGTCGACGTCGACCTTGTCGCCATCGGTGGTCCCCGTGAAGATCTCGATCTGGGTGTCGGCAGCCGCCAGGTCGGTCGCCTCGGTCCTGAAGGTGTCGAGGTTCAGGAACCCGGAGGCAGTCGGGGTGTAGGTCCACCAGGCATGGTTGTAGGGACTGTCGCTCCCGGCCTCGGTGACATCGGCGAAGGCGAAGTGATTGTCCGCGTCGAGCGTCAGCTCGCCAGCCGTGTCCCAGGTAGCCCCTCCATCACTCACGGCAGGAACTTCGGCCTGGTCAAGCCCGGACGCGGCCGTTCAGGACCGACCGCTCCAGCTCGGAGAGGTCCCACGTCGCGAGCACGGCGTACAGGTCGCCGCCGATGTGCTTGAGCAGCGCGGGGTCGACCGGAGCCGTCGGGTCCGGCGCCCACTCGTCGACCTCGAACAGGGTGGCGTAGCCGTCGAGGGAGTGCACAGGCCTCAGTGCCGGCGGAACGTGCGGGACCATCGCGCGCTGACGGCCGCCCCACAGGCCCCAGCCGAGATGGTTCGGGTAGGCCATGTCGGGCAGGGTGCCGACCGGGCAGCGATAGACGTCCTTGCGCCGACGGGGGTTGATCCACTGCTCGGGCTGGAAGGTGACCCCGCCGTCCCTACTGCGCTCGACGTGGACGAACTCGTGGTTCGAGGTGGCGACCGCCAGGCGCGGCAGGCCGGTCTCCTCGAAGACCCCGCCGCGGCTGATCACGTTCGGCAGGTCGATCACCTGGTGACCCCTGGCCAGCGCACGGTAGCCGCGCAGGATCGCCATGTCCTCGGCGTTGTGACGCTCGCGGACCGCGCGGACATACTCCGCGACCTTGGCCCGGGCCTCCGGGATCGACAGGCTGATCGCTGACTGCTCGAGCACGCTTTTCATGGCGGGATCCTTTCCTCGGTCATCTCAGCATCGCACGACCTGTCCAGACCCCCGGAATGACGAGAGGCCCGTCCCGCATTGCGCACGGGACGGGCCTCTCGGACCCTGAGGATGATCGCTTCTCACCCTACCGGAACGAGCCGTGGACGCCGCTCAACGGCACCCACCTTCCTTGATCGGACCAGATCTACCTGTACCTGTGCGCAGGCAGCACAACCGCGCCGGAAGCCCAGCGTGAGGTGGTCGTGCAGCAGGTCGGTCACCCCTCCAGGGTGAATTACGCGCGAATTGCGCGCAACCGGGTTACTCCGTCGCCGGAGCGATGAGATCCTCCTCGGAGGCCTCGTACGCCAGGAGCACCATGTCCTTGCCGATCATCGACTCGAACCACTCGGTCGCCTTCTCGTTCAGCGACGTGATCTCGAAGCTCCCGCTCGGCGTCCACTTGCTGTAGTCGCCGTACGGCCCCTTCGCGACCGGAGTCGCCTTGATCCTGCCGGACCCGTTCGCCGTCTTCGTGACCTCAGCGACGTAGAACACACACTTCACAGCCATAGCTCAACCTCGTGCTCGATGGGATAAGGGAGCGGCTGCGAGTACCCACGGGGTCACCCGACCGAGGAGCACTCTACCGCCTGTGGCGAACTCTGACCGGGATCTCGACGACCGCGGCGACCGGGTGGTGGTCGCTGGTGCCCTTCGGGAGCTCGCGGATCGACATGACGCGCACCTGCCCGGAGAGGATGAAGCCGTCGATCGAGTCGCCCACCGCAACCCACTTCAGGCCCTTCGGGATCCTGCTCGGACCGCTGTGCTCGTTGGAGTCCATCCCGCCGAGGATGATCCGGCCCGCCAGCAGCGCCAGCCTGAGCCTGGCCCACAGGGCGATGTCGAACGGGTGCCAGAATCGTCGTACGCGCACAGGCGGGCGGTGCGCGGAGAACAGGAGCAGCAGGACGCCGTGGACCCGAGCCCGGACCCACGCGACCCAGCGCGGCAGGAGTCCCGCCGCCTTCACGGCGAAGGTGAAGCCCGTCTTGCCGAGGAACGGCACCGTGGCCTTGCGCACGATGACCACCGAGCCGGCGCGAGCCTGACTGGAGAGGTCCTGGTGGACCAGCCACTCCTCGGGCGGGAGCAGCCGCAGACGCGTGGCAGGGTGCTTCAGCGCGGCGTAGTTCGCCCGCTTGCCCTCCTGGATGAAGATGATGTCGGGCTTGGTGTCGCGCAGCAGCTCCAGCATGTTCGAGCCGGCCGACGCCCAGTCGTCGTTGCAGGTGACGATGACGAGCCGGACAAGCTCGAGGGTCTTTCTCGCCGGCGCCGCCATCACCCACACGAACGCGAGCGACGCGGCCAGCATCTGGATCAGGGTCATGGGATCAGGGTCGCATGGGCTGTCCAGACCCTCAGGGACGTGAGAGCGCCACCATTATGTCGAGGCTCGCGACGACGTCTGGGGCCAGCGGCGGGAACGGGCTCTCGTCGCGCGCCAGCCAGGCCTCGACCACCTCACTGCGGGCGCCGGGACCTGGTGGCTGGTCGAGGGAGTCGAGATAACGCCAGCTGTCGAACGTCCGGCCCCTGGCGTACCCCAGGCGCTGGACGCACTCCCAGTGCTCGGCCTCTGGGTCGATCAGGCCCGCCTTGACCGCCAGCAGGCCGAAGTGATGGGTCGGCACCACCACCAGCGTCGTCATGCGAACCAGCCCTCCAGGCTGTCGATGAACTCGGTGCCCGTCGAGGATGCCCGCCGGTCCCGGTCGGTGTTCGACCAGTCGATGTCGTCGTAGACGAGCTCACCGCGAGCCATCCGCTGCAGCAGGTCGATCCTGACGTGAGCCAGGCCGGCGCGCTCGTGGGAGTCGAGCTCGAGGATGTCGCACCACTGCTCGAAGGCCATGTCGCGGCCCTGGGCCTGGCGCAGCATGCCGTAGACCATCAGGCTCGACGCCGCCTGCTCGAGGATCTCCCGGCTCGGGCGCTGGACAACGGCTGGCATCAGCGGGCCGCCGCCGCGCGTCGAGTCCCGGCGTTGAACTCCTCCAACGCGCCGAGATCGACCTCGGTGGGCCGCCTGACGCCGGAGGGGACCTGCTTGGACTGCCCCCATCCGCAGCCCTGACACACCCAGCCGTCGGGAGTCCGGACGGTGGGCATCGTGGGAGCGCACCCGCAGCCCTTCTCTGCCGGCAGCATCTTCGGGTCCGGACGTCGCGTCGGCGACGCCCCGCAAGCCGCACAGACGTGACCGCGGTCGTGGTGCTTGATGCAGTCGGGACACCTGGCGACGTCGATCCGATCCCGGGCGGACTGACCCATCATCCGCTGGCCAGGCTTCAGCCGGACGGGCTCGGACTGGTAGTGCTCGATGGCCTCGGGTGTCGCCGCCAGCGCCTCGGCCTCCTCCTTGGCCTCGGCGAGACGGATGCTCAGGAGGACAACGAACTCGTCCTCGTGGAAGGCGATCAGATCGGCCACCGCGCGGTGACGGGCCCGCATCCGGTTGATCTTGGTCCCCGTCGCCTTCCGGGACCGCTTGTTGTCGCAGGCCTTGCAGTGGGGCGCAAGTCGATCCCTCGTCTGGGGATGCTTGTAGTACTCCGAGGTCGGCTTGCTCTCTCCGCATCGCGAGCAGGTCTTCAGGCTCATGGCTCCATCATCCCGGTCATGTCCAGACCCTCCCCCGCCGTACGCCGACCACACTCACAACGAGCGTTGTCAGCCGTGACGCCTGCGCTCGGCCATCGCGAGGTGCTCCGGGTCGTTCTTGCACCGGTTGCCGATCGTGATTGAGCGATGCCCGATGTGGAAGTGGTCTCCGCACGGGAACCAGTCGATCCCCCCGCAGTTCGGGAGAGACAGCAGGTGCAGGGTCACCGCGTTCTCGGCCAGCGTCTGGGAGTCGTAGTGGAGGTGGTCACCGCACGCGGTCTTGCTCATCCGAGCCCCCTCAGAACGTGTAGTACAGGTAGTCGTCGGCCAGCCACGCGTCGACGAACTCGGGGAAGTCCGTACAG